GAAACAGTCAGAAACAGAAATAAATAACTGGGAAATGCCATGGAAAGCGGTGGAGCTGCCATGGCATTTCTTCTCTGAAACAAAAAATACCCCCCCCTTTTGTGGCAAAAGCCATAAATACAGGGCTTTTTGAACGAAAAATTCGAGAAAAATAAAAAAATTGAATTTTTTTTAAAAAAGTACTTGCATTTTAGGAAAAGATGGTGTATATTAAACGAGTCGACAGCGAAGAGCAAACGACAGACAAGCAAATGGCCAGTTGGTCAAGGGGTTAAGACGTCGCCCTCTCACGGCGAAAACACGGGTTCGATTCCCGTACTGGCTGCTAAGAAAACCTTGATTTTATGCGGGTTTCGGGACTTCTGGAATCCGCAAGGGAACACCCTAGGGAACACAAACAAATATTCGATAATAAGACATGGAGGAATCTTGTATGCGAGATATAAGAAAACTTCAGATAAAATCGCTGAAAGGCGATTATTTTTTTGCACTTTTTTAATGAATACAGTATAATGTATTCAAAGGAGTGAGACAGTATGATACATACCGCATACGATGTAATGAAAGAATATCTGATAACTGGCGCAGAGTTGGATGGTCCGTACCAGATACCGGTTATTCCGCCGATGCAGCTGGCGCCAAAGAAAAGCATAGACTTTGTTTCTTCAAAATCCAGATCATTAAAAGGGCATAAGGACCTGACGGTGAATTTCTACATTGACGACAAAAGTTTTCTACAGGTATGGAATCAGACGGACCAGTACATTGAGCACTTAAAATGTTTCAATTCAGTTTGCAGCCCAGATTTCACAATTGCTTCCGGAATGCCAAGTGCGTTGAACATCTACAACCTGTACAGAAACCATGCTCTGGGCTATTATTGGGCGGTTATGGGCGTTAAAATTATTCCGTCCGTAAATATTATCAGTCCAAAAGAAATGCCGTGGATATTTGACGGAATGCCACACAGAAGTACTGTATCATGTTGTACCAATGGCAGAGTGCGGTCAAAGTCTGCCAGAATGGAATTTTGCGAGAATTTTAAGGAAATGCTGGACGCAATAGAGCCGACAAAGGTTGTGATCGTAGGCATCGTGCCGGATGAACTCAATGTGGATGTGTCAATTATAAACCTCAATTCACGGAGCCAGAACATGAAGGAAATGTTCGGAAAGGAGTAGGCATGGGAACCATCAGCAGGGAATCAGCAAAACGCAGGAGTAAGGAAACGAGCCGGCAGAAAAGGCGTAGGAGTAAGATTTCTGATATTACAAGAAGAAAGAATACCACTGGAAAAGACGAATTGAACGTAATGAAATAAAAATTTACATCATGCCGAGGTACGTTATAGAAAATTATATACAGAATGCACAAAATAAAAAAGTCGCAGGTCTGAATTAGTTTCAGATTTCTGCGATTTTTTTCAGATTTTCCCAGTTCAAACCGTCCCGGTTTTGATGCTGTTTCTGATTTGTTGTACATTTTCTTGGGGCCTTTGTCCCTCCCGGGACGGTCCCGGAAACATCCGGCCGATCAGGAACAGACCGCCACCGGAAGTCTATGAAACCCCGCCGCCCGGCATGATCTGGCAAAACCAGAACCAAGCAACACAGCTCGCCGGGGATAACCCGGGAGCAGCCCGGGAACAGCTGCGGAAACGTCAGACGCAGCCAGAGCCAAAACCAATTCTAATAGAACGTTGTAAAGCACGTTTAAAAGCGTTTTTATGCAACCACGGTAAAATATACAGAAAGCACATAAAACACGCTTAAAAAGCCAAATACGGAGTTATATAATCATTTAAGGCACAACCGCCCAAGTGAAAATGCCTAAAAGCGTACAGAAATAAGACCGCCGGAGCGATCACAAGCAAAGCCCACCTAGCTTCGCACGATCTGGAAAAGAAAGACCGAACCGGGTGAAGCGTCCGCGCAACTATACAGGGTAATAATAACCCCGTTGTGCTCTGTCGTCAATCCCTGTTAGCAACTCGATATTTGAATATTTAAGACGTTTTTATATACTTATGATAAAATATACCAGAATCACGCTGAAAGCCGTTAAAACGTCAAATAGAAGCCAATACAACTATATATAATTGTCAATGCACATCACACCGGAGAACAAGCCCCGGTGAAGTCCCGGCACAGGTCACGAACCGCCGCCGCCCGGAGCGGATGCAGGACACTAGGAAAAGAGCAGTGTTTTACTGCTCTAAATAGTTTATATTTGTGACCCGTGGCAAGTCCCGGAAGAACTCAGAAAAGCCGGATTTATCAAATATATTATACTGTCGGTCAGAAGTCGGAATTATACGACCGCTTTTTATCTCCATGCAGGAAAGTTGCAAATGATCTGCCTTTTTTGTTGACCGGTGCAGTGCGTACCGCATAAAAGACACCGCCCCAGACTGACACCGCACCGGCGGCAAGTCGTACCAGATCAGCGAAACGGAACCGGAAGCGACCGCAAGAAAAACATCTGCGGCGGCTTGGGTTGCTGTTTCTTTTATTTTGTTTACCTCGGAAAAATCACGGGTTTTTATTGCACTCGCCATCTGTTTAGAACTAGGTTTTTTGATCTCTTTTATCATTTTAAGCCCTCCAATATTTAGAAAAAACAGGCGGGAAAGCCCCGCCCGGAATTAACGTGCATTTAGTTCAAACAAGCATTGATTTTCTTTTCCAGGTGCGGAAATGCTTCGCAAATTTCCTGCACACTGTCTGCGTAATAGTCACCTACAATTTTACCGAAAATTTTAATATTACCAGAATAAAAACAACCAAGATCATTAAACCAGATATCAAGCCCAGCCGCCTGCTCCTTTTTATCGTTGTACCACATATCAATTTTTATCATGTTTTTTATCCTCCTTGAATTTTTGTTAAAAGGCCGCCGGGGAAATGCTCCCCGGTACGCTTCCCGGCCTGTCTTAATTTTTTGTAATTCTTTTAAAAATGTCGATTGTAAGAGTTGCAAGCGCTCTTTTTCTATCTGACATGTAGCCGCGTCTTTTGCTTTTTAATGCTTTTTCTGCGGCTTTTAAATTACTTACGCCGTAAGACGCAGCTTTCTGTAATTTCTTAAATTCTTCCGGTGTAACCTTCACGGCTTTTAAGGTATCCTGATTGATTGAAAAATCTTCTTTGTTTTCCGGGTGAAGCATCTGACAAATTGGAATATAACAATCAGTTCCCATATTTTCGCCGATATTCCAAACAAGATAGTTACTTGGGATTTTCTCCACGATTTCAAAGACGCTTGTATTCCACAAAGATGTAGAAATGATTTTGTTTCCCTCGATTTTTACTGTTGCGTATGCCATGTTATTTACCTCTCTTTTTATTTTTTTGAAGTCCGGCGGTTGCGTTGGGGCTACGGCTTGACCGCCGCCGGAGAGATTAATCTAAATAATTAACTTTAGATATACTGTATTCTGTTTTTAGTTTCTCAAAAGCGCGTTCTGTGACGATATAATAATTTATACTGTTTTCCGTTTTATCAAGGCGAATCCCGCGCCCTTTTAAATTCAATTCAGTTGTTAAAAACCAGTGATCGCCGTAATAACTCCGGCTTGCGTCAATCTGACATTCTGGCTTTTCTTGCCCTATTTCCGGCGTGTACATATACAACCCGGGAGCGGCAACCGGGGCGGCTATCTGACTTTCTAATGCCTTTAATTTTTGACGCCCGATTCTGCGAAGTGTCAGCAGTTCAGACTGTGTTATTTTATTTTGCCTTGCTAATTCTTCAGCGGTTCCCATGTAAAACTCTGTGGTTTTTACAGTTCCGGAAACCTCGAAGAACTGTTTTAAGTTTATGAATCCGGTTGACTCCTGAACCGGGAAAGAAATTATTTTGCACATTGATTTTTCCTCCTGTTAGAGTTATAATAACTTTGCTGGTATTTTAATAATTATATTTAGGGCTCCAGGCTTTCCAGAGTCCCTTTTTTATGCTGACATTTTATAAAGAATTAAAAACTTTAATTCCTCATACTGTCGGGAGCTAATCCCGGCGAAGTCGTTCCCGATCAGGTTCAGAAGCTTTGCAAGCTTTCTTTTTGTGTGAGCCTTTTCAATCTGGCCCAGATAGATGTTATATTTCATTCTTTACACCTCCCACGCGTTTATACTGGCGATTATGCGCCGGGTTTCGATCTCCTCCAGACGTTTCCACGCTTCGGAAACGTTGCGAGCTTCTACCACTTTTGAAGTGATTTCATAATTAATTTTCAACTGGTAAACTAAAACAAATTTTCTCATTTTTTACTCCGTTCTCCCGGCTCTGCGTCCGGGCTGTTTGTTCTCTGTTGATGGTTATATCATACATTATATTTAATGTAAAATCAATATACAAAATACATGAAAAATAATGTAAATAGTTATACGGAATTTGTGCATTATTTTTAATGTGAAAATCATTGCAAATAAAAATTACCTATTATATAATGTAACTATGCAAAGACGATCAGAAAGGAGAAAAGAAAATGTTTGTATATAAAATTAATGTATTAGAAACATTAAGCGAATCAGGGTACACGCCGGGAAAGTTAAGAAAGGAAAAGCTTCTGGGCGAGAATGCTATACAGAGTTTGAGGGAAAACAAAATGGTAGGAATTAAAGCCCTTGACCAAATATGTTCTATATTAGATATGCAGCCGGGGAATATTATAAAATATGTAGATACTACAGAAAAGTAAAAACTTTAAGAATAATGCAAATTTAGTATTGACAATTACATTATAAATAATGTATAATAAAGACAGTTAAAGAAACAATTACACAGCCCCGAGAGGGGGCGGACAGGAGGACAAAATGAATATTAAAATTTATTGTAATTATGGTGTGTTGGCAGCCGAAAAAAGAAACGTCTATACATACGGGGCACCAGAAGCCACAGCTACTTGCTGGGATGAAATCACAGTGGAAATCCCAGAAGGATGGGAAACATACGAAAACAATGCAGGGGATTTAATGGTAACGGCTCCGTGGGGCTGGAGCTACAAGATAAATGAAGTGCTCCAAGGGGACGAGAAGCCCTGCTTTTATGCGCTGGATAATGGTATGAAAGGCCATAGACAGTATTTAAAAATTATAGGTTAAGATTACAGCCCACGAGGGGGCGGACAGGAGGAAAGAAAATGGAATATTTGGTGAATGAGAAACGCAACAATCAGTTCTTTCCAGAGAACTGTATTTACATCCCGGAGAATTACCCGGAGGACTGGCGGGAACGTCTGGAAGCTGGCGAGGTTGTAAGCTACGAGGAGGACGGCGAGCAGTGCAAAATCTGGCTCGAAATGGAATAAAAATAAGCCCCTAGGAGATAATCCCGGGGCTTTTATTGTCTTATTTTGGCGGCGTAATATGAGGGGGAACAACCCCGCCGCCGAAGTTGTTAAAATACATTTAGCACAAAACCGCCGAAGTTGTCAAGCAAAAATTTTTTATTTTGGGGCTTGATTTTTAAAACTGATGTGGATAAAATAAAATCAACGACAGGTGACGGAACTCAGGAGGGGAGCTAAAGCCAGAGCGCGAAAAGAATAAGAATTTAGCAGCCAGATCACGCCGGACAAGGTGCCGGAAGGTCTGGCTTTTTGTGTTTAATAACCGGAAAATGACAGTATTACAAGGCGTATAAATATATAATAACTGTCTATATAATCCCCTCCAAGATTCCAAAGCCCTAGAGTTTATTAATATATATATGCTATACAGTACTGTATAGCATATAATATATATAATTACTAGGGGGAGTAATAAGAGAATAAAAGAAAATAAAATATGGTATTGACAAAGGTATATTATCTTTGCTATAACAGAGATACAGAGAAAAACAGAATAATTTATTATAACTTTTAATTATGCTACCGAGTCTGGTTTTACTATGACTTTACTTTTACGATCACAGAAGTGATTTGTATGTTTGTATTGTCGTAGTAGGTCCAGACTTTTTTTAATTTATATTAATCATCCGGAGGTGATACAGTGAAAAAGAGTAATACAACAGTAACAGAACAGGGAATAGAGGTATATGAGAATGATATATATAGGCTCGTGGATGAATATATAAACACTGTGTTACAAGTAACTCCTGAGGAATTTGATACACAGAAAGAATACAAAGCTACTGTTGCTGATAGTTTTGTAGATATGGTCTTTTATGTTCATGATAGAATACCAAAGCCAAGTAATGACGATATAGAGCTGCTTGATAAGATATTTAATATATTTGTCAGGATATGCAGTAAGTACAGTGTATTGCCAACGCTGGAGGTGTTTAGTTTTCTAGTTGGTATTAACCGTTCAACGTTTAGCGATTGGATGCGTGGAGACTATAGAGCAAACTCATCGCATGGCACCACGGTTAAAAAATGGTTCGATATCTGCAAGAATTGCACAGTTAACAGGCTTAACAATCAGTCCGGCACAAATGCCAACTTGATATTTATTGCCAAAGCAGCTTATGGAATGGCAGAGACGGCACCAGGGCAGATAGCGCAGCAGGACGGCATACCACACCAGACAGCACAGCAGATCGCGGACAAACACAGGGCAGCGCTGGAGCTTCCAGAGATGGAAAAGCCGGAGCTGTAGCAGATCAGAGACCTGAAGAAGTACGCGGAGGGCGGACAAAAGAGCATGGAAACAGCTTAAATAGTGTAAATTGTATAATATGTACAATATAAAAGGACGGTATTTGTTTAATGTGTACATCAATCTATAAAGAAAACTGAAGTTTGTTCCATAGATACATATGTTCTGGCTGAATAACCGTTATCACACATTCCCTTGACCACTGCCGCAGGCCATTAAAAGTCAGCGTTAAACCAGGGAAGCGGGAACCCATGGGGCGGCGGGCTTCCCTGGTAGCGTCCGGCAGGGGACACCGGGAGGGGTCTATATAAAGCCCAATACGCGCCGAGTGAGTACTCCGAGTTCCCGAAAAATTAAAAAAGCCTCTTCTAACAGCAAGGCTTTAAAATTCCGAAAAAAACAAAAAAAGAGTTCACCATGGCAGGGATAGTGATTGCAACACGAAAGCCATAAGCCTTAATGGTTTCTCTGCCATAAACAACAAGGCGATATCAGAAAGGCAGGTATAAATATGAAAATAGGATATGCAAAAGAGTCAGGCATTTGGTTTCCATTGCTTGCAAAGAAAAAGATGCTTTTGAATGAAAAAATTGACACATTTGCTTGCGACTCAATAGATGAAAATAATAATTTCGAACATCTTTGCGAAAACATGAGAAATGGTGATTCTTTGATTATTTGCGGAGTTGATGATATTGGAAATACCAAGGATGAAATCGAAGAAACATGGAGACGACTCCGTGATTTGAATATTGAAATTTATGTGCTTACAGCTCCGATGTTGTTTCAGAGAGAAAACATGGCGTTAGAAGAATCATTTATAAGAGACGTGTCACTTAGCGTACTTGCTTCTCAGGTTGAAATTGCTAATCAGAAATTAAAAGCAATGAATGATTTATGATAACCATTTACATTCACAGAAGGGTAGGAACAAGATGGAGAAAATATTAAACAACGATGGATATCTTCGGTCAGGGCTGATGGATATTGCTAGACAGTTACTGAATATCTGTAGCGAAACTGGTGTTTCTAATATTCAGATAGTCACATCACCTTGGAAAGAAGGCAAAGGCATCACACTTTTAGCAAAAACCGGAGATAAGCCGATTCTTTCAGTAAAGATGGACACTGCCTATGAAAAAGAATAACCCTCAGGGCGAATCCATCCGCATCCGGCTCACAGGACAGCTAGAACGAAAGCTCATAGCTGAGAAGAACCGAACCGGCAAAAGCATATCACAGATCACCAGAGAAGCATTGGAACAATATTTCCGAAAGAGATAGGCAAAACGCCGACTCAATTTTTCTCAAAAAAATAAAAAAGAGGTTTTTATATGTCAGAAGAATACAGTGAACGCTTTGATGAACTTCGTAAGAATCGAGTCGAGGTAAGCTATCATAAATACGGTCCTGCCAGGAAGAATTTCAAAACCGGGAACGTGCAGGCACTTCCGTCTATGGAACGGTGTATTGAGAAATATAATTCCACTGGAAACACAGAATATCTCGTGGATGCAGCAAATTACCTTATGTTTGAGTTTATGTACCCACAACATCCTAAAGCGCACTTCAAAGCTACAGACAGCAAAGATAGCGCCGGGATAGTCGGAATCAGCGTAAAGGAAATGGAGGAATTGAAGAATGAACAATACTAACTCTGTAACTGTTACGTACGCAATAGCCGTTCTAAGGCACGAACTTCTTACACATGGAGAAGTTTACAATGGCTTCAAAGCAAGCCTTAAAACAGCGATTGAGAAGTACTGTACATGCGGCCTGCCATTCGAGCCAGAAGAAGAAACCGCCGGTAAGATTCTCAATTTTATGATCGGAGAGGAACAGAAAGAATGATTCTTGCAAAATTTGTAGCAGCCATGTTAGATATTGCATTTTTTACATTGGTTTTAGCATTTCTTATATCACAGGACGAAACCGAAAAGAAAGGCAATCCAATAGCATCGGCAGTATTTATATTGATGGAAATATGTTTTGCAGCTAATGCAGTTGTGATTTTTAGATTATAAGGAGGGCGCGTAAAATGCCAAACGAATTAAAAGAAACTATGGAACTTATGAACAGTGCTGATTATAAGGACAGATTTAAAGCCGAATATTATCAGGTAGCTATCAGGTATCAGAAACTGTCTGCAATGCTTGAAAAATGGGATAAAGGAGTGCTTCCGTTTACTCCAACTTGTCCGAGAAGTACATATAATATACAGGTGAAAGCCATGACCGATTACATTGCAATATTAGAAGCAAGAGCAGTTATGGAAGGCGTAGAACTTTAGGTTATAAGGAGAACCCAATGTGGTTAGCATTCACAATACAAATTCCCCTGTTCACTATACTGATTGAACGGGTGAAAATACAAGAAAATCAGAAACCTGCCGTTCTCAGGTTAGGGAAAGCCTTTGAATCTGACAGGTCGAGGCATCCAGAGTAGCTTAGGTCTGCGTTGGTGAAACTCAATGGAATATAATATAATTTTTTCCCACCCATTGCAAAGTAACTGGCGCGGACTTAACAATATTAATAGCTATGATGCTTTCTAAAACCACCAGAATATATCACATTTCCGGGAACGCCAACCCGGAAAGCAATGGGCTATCGCCAAGCGGTAAGGCTCAGCACTTTGACTGCTGAATTCGTGGGTTCGAATCCCACTAGCCTAGTTAGCTATATCATTGGCATGGTATAGCTCCTCTGAAATACCATCTATCCCATCAGGGGATGAATAAAGGGACTTCAAACGTCCCGGATGGTTTCCACATTTTGTGGAGCAGCGGACCCTTTGTTGCGACTGAGAGGGCAAGAATCGCAACAGCAGAGGAAGTTACTCTTGAACTGCAATAACCCTCTGCTTAGGAGACTTAGTTCAGTTGGCAGAACGGTCGGCTCATAACCGACAAGTCACAGGTTCAAGTCCTGTAGTTTCCATTTCTTCCATATGCTGTCTATCCGTTTTGTGGACAGAAAAAACTGTTGAATGAGTGTATGTGGATTATTTTCATGAAAGGTGTGTAACGGCACAGCCTGTTCGATGAAGATAATTTCCCGTTCGGCGTAGTCTCCGAGTTAAATTGTCGTCAATAGGTGCACGTTGAGGACAGGAAGTTTTTAAGAGACATCAAAAGGTTTTGTCGTTGTTTATAAAGACGTAAATATCCAATTTCGAAACAACTCCGTGGAGCATACCACGGTTACCAAAAAGCCGTCAGGTTGGCAAAAATACGATAGTCCAAGTTGCAGGAAATTGCCTAGTGGAAAGCATAACACGATAAACATATTGCTAACCCGGAAACTCCGGGTTATGTGGAATGTGCAGCTAGTGGAAAGCTGATAGGGACGAGTAGCCTAGTCTTCGGTTCGATTCCGGGCGTTCCGCTTTAATCCGCTTAGAGTTAAGCTGTTCGTATACAGGCGGTCTATGTCTCAGGCGGATTTACGCATGAGCGTAAACGTACAACTCACTAGGCGTTTGCGTAAAAAACTTTTTAGAGAGATGAGACCACGGGCCGTGAGAAGTGATAGTCGGCAATTCTAAAAGAACCATCTAGTTCATGCGTTTTACGATGGAAAGGTTAATGTTTATCTGGATATTTTCATCCGGTCCGAAAGCATGTGATGTGGGAATCAACCCAGTTTCTTTTTAGAGAACTGTCCGTTACAGGCGGTATGGAATGTAGCTCAGTGGTAGAGCAATGGCATTGTAAGCTATGTGTCGCAGGTTCGATTCCTGCCTTTCCGATTCCAATGAACTGCAATCATTGGAATCTTTTTCTCTTACTTCGTTCGGTTCCAGTGTTTCTCGTTGGGAGATTTATGCCGTTCAAGTCGGCACACTGGACTTTTTTAATTAAGGAGATGGTGTTTATGGACACAAAAGGATGTAAATGTTGTTGCACGTGTAAATGATACACAGTATGCGAAGGCGCCTGCTGTAATGGCGACAGTGAACATTGTGCAGACTTTAGAATCTTTAATGATGGCTGCGAAGCTGGGAGAACCTAGACTATGAATCAATTAACAAAATAATGTCTGATTTGAAATTTTATAAAAACGCTTACAAACAATTAAGAACACGCTGTATCGAAACAGCAACAGATTATTTTGATCGTGGACAATATTATGGATTAATTATCCGCCCAACAAGGGAGAAGAAATGCAAATAGCAGGAAAAGAAATTAAAGACGAGTGTTCCAGATGTGGAAACATCCTCGAATGTAAGTTGTTCCGTCAGGGACATGGAATAAAACAGGAACGTGAGAACATAGCAAAGATGATCGAGTGCCAGATGAAGCACAGGGAGGAAAGAGAAAAATGAACGAACTGAAAGTATTGGACTCCGGAAAAGTGATCTACCATAGACGGATTGTACAGATGGGACGGGAGTTTATTCTTGATCTATTTGAAAAGACAGTGTAATTGAAAGGGGAAAATCTAATGTTCAAAAAGATATTCAATCTATATATAAGATACAAGACTAAAAATCTCAAAGCAATTCCGCTGTTCGTAATGACATTTGACTGGAAGAAATTTCAGAAAGACGGTAAAAAAGATAGTTGCACACTATATTCAATACATCCAGACATTGCAAACGACCCGTTCTTAAAAGAAAAGTTGTCTGAATGCGTGGATTATATTCGAAATAACTATGACATGGAAATATTTACTAAGCTTTAAGGGAGGATGCCATGAGAATTGAAGATTTGAAGAGTTGGACAGTAGATCAGTTGAAAGAAGAACTTGTTCGGTTAGCCAATGAGAGAGAAGCGAAGCAACATGAGATTTTAGACAAGGATAATAAAATCAACGAGCTTCAGGCTGAACTGGATAAAATGTGCGCTTATAACAATGAGTTAAAAAGACCGGTGGACGAAAAGGCAGATACACCATTTTATGATGAATCTGTAGAAATCGCAAAATATCACAGACAACATCAGGACGATTGCATTACGATTAATCAGTTGCATACAACACTTGACGTTCTGATTGACCGATATGCGAATCTGAGAAAGATTCATGGACTGAGCTGATGAGAATTATTTATTCAGGCTCGGACATTGATTTTCTTGACACCACATACAATATCGAGGGAGAATGCCATCGAATGAACATCCCGACTAGGTTCTATCCAGACAGGCGCTTGCTTCTGGCAGGGAATACGACCGTAATATACAACCAAACGGGAAATCTTTCTAAAACATGGAAAGCAGATTACATCGGGGACAATTATTTGACGATTTTGACATTGATCAGAAAGGACAACGGTAAATGAGTATTAAAACAGCACTTGAATCAGAAGGAGTAGACTTCTCTGAATATATGAATATACCCGAACCATGGGACGGCTCAGCACAAATTAAAATGGAAAATGGTACAAAGTGGGTGATTTGTCCGTTTTGCGGAAAGAAAGCCTTAAAGATTTTCCCAACCACAAAGATTTATCGGATGCCGTATAAATGTAAGGGTAGCAACTGCAAGAAAGAGTTTATGGTGAATATATAAAAAGGAGAATATCAGATGATGAACATCAAATTAATAGACAGAGATACGGATATTTCAAGACTAAAAATACGCCAAATGGGTTGGGACACTGTAATTAATGGAAAACCGTATTTTGTTGTACAAATAGCAGGATATGTACATACAATTGGCGGCAAATACAGCAATAATGATTTATGGGCTTATCCTAGGGACGAAAAACCAAATTGCAAGAATTTAGTTCAATTCGAAGGAGAACCCGTATGTTGGGGAATAAATTATGCGCCTTACAATTACGCTCGATGCAGACATGGTGAATTTGAAGCAACTACGATTGGCAATGTGTTTATTACCAGAAACGGAGAAAAATTCTGCGATGTAAGAGGCGGAATTGAACGTGCAAAGTGCATGATTAATGATTTTAATGAGCATCCAATAAACTTAAATGAGATTGATTTCGATAAAAAAGTTATCGGAAGAAAAGTCTGGTGGCGTAGTGAACCAGCTGTTGTATCAAACTATATTTCAAAACAGGCGTGCGTCATATTAGAACCAGATGGAATAAAACAATTTACAACACCAGCAGAATTTGCAGATGAAGGATGCAACTATTATTGTGACGGAGATGTAAAAGCAGATATTCTTGATAAGCATATTTGGTGGTTCAGAGAATGATGGAGGATGCACAGAATGAAAAAGATAATCGTTGCAATAACAGTTTTATCACTGACGCTTGGAATGGCCGGATGCCAGTCTTCCACAAGAAATTGCGGCGGAAACACAACATTAGAGTTGGAACCAAACCAAAAGTTAGAGGAAATTACATGGAAAGATGATTCACTATGGTATCTCACACGCCCTATGACTGATGATGATATTGCCGAGACTCACACGTTCCAGGAATCTTCTAATTTCGGAGTATTCGAGGGTAGCGTAACTGTTGTTGAAACAAAAAATAAATAACCAGTCAGAGAGCCAGAAAGGAGTGCCATTATGAGTGACTTGAAGATATTTACAGAAAACATCGAACCAGAAGCATTAAATCAGATTTATACATTGATAAAACAGCCTGCATTTTCTGAATGCAAAGTACGAATCATGCCAGATGTTCACGCAGGAGCAGGATGTGTAATTGGCTTTACTGCTGATCTCGGAGATAAAGTAATTCCGAACATTGTTGGCGTGGACATTGGATGTGGAATGCTTACAACACAAATTCCTGCCGATGTGGGGACAATAGATTTAAAAAACCTTGACAAAGCAATAGGAAACAATGTTCCGGCAGGAAGAAATGTACGTGACGAAATCATAAATTTTGAAGAATTAGAAGAACTTCACTGCTTCCATCAGCTTAAAAATATCGAATGGATTCGCAGGAGCCTTGGTACACTTGGGGGCGGAAATCATTTTATTGAAGTTGACACTGATTCAAAAGGGGTAAATTATCTTGTAATTCACACTGGAAGTCGGAATCTCGGGAAACAAGTAGCTGAAATATATCAAAAAATTGCCATAGAAGACATGCAGGGTACAGACAAGCTTGAAACTGAAATACAAAAATTGGTGAAAGAATACAAGCGTTCTGGCAGACGCAAGGAAATCCAACATGGTATTGACGAATTAAAACGAAAATGGAAGCCAGACAAACTGGGTATTCCGAAAGAATTGTGTTACTTGACAGGAGAACACAGAAAACAATATCTGCATGATATGAAAATCTGTCAAGAATTTGCAAGAATAAACAGACGATGTATACAGAGCACTATATTTTACACTATGAATTGGACACTCCAAAGAAATACATGGTTTGATACAATTCATAATTATATTGACCACGATACAAACATTGTTCGCAAAGGTGCAATATCAGCTAGACATGGTGAAAAAGTTCTTATCCCAATGAATATGCGAGACGGATGCATTATCGCATTCGGGAAAGGGAACGAGGACTGGAATTGTTCAGCCCCACATGGTGCAGGACGTATTATGAGTCGGTCAAAAGCAAAAGAAAACATATCGTTAGAAGAATTTGAGAAGTCTATGAATGGGATATATACAACATCCGTTCAGAAATCTACGATTGATGAAAGCCCTATGGCTTACAAACCACCGAAAGAAATTATTGATAACATCAAAGATACCGTAGAAATAGTTGATATTATCAAACCTATATATAACTTCAAAGCAAGTGAATAACAGTCAGAGAGCCACATGAGAGCCAGACTAAATCCTAAGGAGAAAGGAGGTCTGGCTCTATTTTTATGCAAAAATTCACAGAAGGTTCGCTTGAATGGTATCGGGCAATCCTAAATCAAATAATCAATGGCGATATGACAGCCTATCAAAACCAGAAAGACTGCCTTGATCTGCTGTTAAATATGAATATTGACCTTCCTTTCAAGGATAATCCAGATGCGCAACAGATGGGAATAAAGGTAAGCCAGTATGCACACAATATCGCAGAAAGGCAAGCTGCTATTACTGGAAGTGGAGATTTTGACGATATTTACTGGAAATATTTACTGTTGGAAGCACAGAACTATCAAGTTGACAGTGGATTGCTTTACCTTGAAAAGAATCGAATTCCAAAAGAACGATTTTATGAACCGCGAAGAAATGTGTTTTTGCAGCATAATATTATAAGTTCGTTGCAAGACCTGATGGACGATAAGCTTGATATATTTGCATTGAGCGTACCTCCTGGCTGTGGCAAATCGACTCTTGAAGATTTCTTTCTTTCACTTGTTGGCGGGTGGTTCCCCAATGATTTTAATTTATCATCTGCACATAGTAGTATTTTGACTCGCTCTCTCTATGATGGAGTATTGGAGATTATCAACGACCCTGTTGAATATACATGGCATGAGATTTTTCCAAATGTCGAAATACAGGGAACAAACGCAAAAGAAACAACAGTAAATCTTGAAAGAAACGGACGTTTTAAAACATGGACGTTCCGTTCAATTGATGGTTCTCTGACTGGTGCGACCCGATGCAACCGATTCCTTACCGCCGACGACCTTGTGTCTGGAATTGAAGAAGCACTGAATAAGAATCGTCTTGACACCCTATGGACTAAAGTGTTGAACGATTTGCGCTCTCGTAGACTTGAAGGGTGCAAAGAATTTTATATTGCTACCAGATGGTCTGTCCATGACCCTATCGGTAAATTACAACAGTTATATTCTGGCAATCCAAGAGCAAGGTTCATAGCAGTACCGGCTCTTACGGATGATGGAAAGAGTAATTTTTTATTTTCCGTAAATGGATTCTCTGAAAAGTATTTCAATGATGCCAAAGAGTCCATGGATGAAATTTCTTTTAACTGTTTGTATATGCAACAACCAGTAGAACGTGAGGGATTATTGCTTCCACCAGACAAATTGAAAAGATTTTTCTTTCATAAAGATGACGTACCAGATGGATGCACGGACGAATACACAATTATACCAGACAGAGAAGCAGATGCGATATGGGCAGTATGCGATACAAAAGACAAAGGAACCGACTTTGAATCATTACCGATTGCATATCAATATGGCGATAAATTCTTTATTGTAGACGCTGTATTCGATGATACCACAGATTACGATATTTTGGACAGAAAGACCGCAGACATACTGACTAAACACAACCCACATATGATTCGCTTTGAATCAAATAACGTCGGAAATCGTGTCGCTCATGACGTCCAAAAACTCATTGATGGGAAATGCCGAGCAGAAATAGAAACCAAATCTACTCAGGCAAACAAAGAGACAAAAATCCTTGTCAATTCAAATTATATTATAAATCATTTTTATTTTTTACATCCAAGCCAGTATAAACCGAAGTCTGATTATGGGCTATTTATGGAGAATGTAACTACATATACCACAAGGGCAAAAGTAGCACATGATGATGGTCCTGACAGCTTGGCTATGATGTCGGAATACGTTCGAAATCCGTTGGGCGGTAAGGCTAAAGCGACGCACAATCCATTTTGGGGAAGGAGATAATATGGACACAAGAGAATATTTGAATCAAATCCAAAGATATGATAAAATCAGAAGAAACAAGCTCGAAGAGCTTGAATATCTTGAGTCTCTTGCACAAGGGATAAAATCTTTTTCATATGATTCTGAAAGAGTCCAGACATCCGGACCATGCGACAAAATTGGAGAAACAGTAGCTAAAATCGTAGATTTAAAAAATGATATTATCGAAACTACAAATAAGTGTCTGGAAGTTCGCATTGAAGTTACTAAAACGATTGATTCCGTGACTAACTCTGTTTTTTATGATATTCTTTTTAAAAGATATGCAGAAGGAAAGTCACTTGATGTAATCGCCGATGAAGTAGGTTATTCATATCAGAGGACTAAAGAACTTCATTTGTCCGCAATAGCAGCGGTGAAAAAAATAAAAGGGTTCGAATCTTAACTCCATACTGAAACATACTTAAAAACGTTGTATAATATAAAATGTAATAATGTAGCACTGGGGAAACTCAGTGCTTTTTTCATGCAGAAAAATAGGAGGATAGGCAGTGGGGAGAAACAAAATAAACTTTGTTGACCTATGCCAAGGAGAGTTTGGCAGAAAGATTGCCTATACTGGCGTAGACCAGATTACTCCCCAGAATGTGGCACAGGTTCTTTCTGATACAATTGGAATCCACAACAGGAACAGAACCTTGATAGATTATCTATACAGATATTACAAAGGCGACCAGCCGATTCTATATCGTGAGAAACTTGTTCGGCCTGAGGTTAATAACAAAGTTGTCGAAAATCATGCTCTTGAAACAGTAAAATTCAAGGCCGGACAGATATATGGAGAACCTATTCAGTATGTCTGCAAAAAGAAAAAAGCGAGTGAAAAAACAAATGAACAAGTTGACCGGCTCAATGATTATCTGGATGAAGCCAACGCAGATGCCAGAAACATTCAGCTGGGAATATACCAGAGTGCTGTAGGAACTGCATACAAAGCAATTCTGAGAGAAGATGAATGGACAGAAAACAGAGATTTACCGCCTTTTAGAATATTTATTCCATCACCACAGGATGTATATATTATTTATTCGAGCGTCACAGGCAAACCAATGCTTTCCGTTCAGATTTTAAAAGACGAGGACAATCAGCAATATTATCAATGCTATTCCTCAAGACAGTATTTCAAAATACAAAATGGAGCAGTAACAGAATCTGGAATTAATGGTTTCGGCGGAATTCCAATTGTCGAATACCCAAATAATCATGACAGACTTTCTGATATCGAAATTGCGATCACAATGTATGATGCAATCAACAAATATCAATCTGATAGGCTGAATGGTGTTGAGCAGTTTGTGCAAGCCCTGATGAAATTTAAGAACTGTGAAATTGATGAGCAGGAATTTCTAAAGATGATAAAACTCGGTGCTGTATCAGTCAAGGATGTAGGGAACGGAACCCAATCAGATGTTGACATGATGACCGCCGAACTAAATCAGTCAGAAAGTCAGGTTGCCAAGGATGATATTTATAACAATATGCTCATTGTAGAAGCGATGCCAAACCGTCAGAGCAATACAGGCGGTGATACTGGTAATGCAGTATATCTGAGGAATGGTTGGGATTTCGCAGAGAGAGACGCAAAATTAGTAGAAGCGTTCACAAAAGAAGCTGAAAAGGCATCTGCCAGAATTATTTTGAATATTATTCGAAAAACATCAATGGATGTAAATATTTCAACCAGAGATTTCGATGTAAAAATCACCAGAAACCCGACTGATAATATGCTTGTTAAAGCGCAAGCACTTGATTATCTGTTTAAAAATAAAATTCATCCGCTTATTGCGTTGATTACTTGCGGATTATTTAGTGATCCGCAAAAAGTATACGAAATGAGTTTGCCGTATCTTGGAACCATCTACCCAGAACTGGCAGACCCAAGCGCAGAAGTTCAAAAAGCACAAGAACTATTAGGGAATTTCAACCCAATTTCTCTGAATAAGGATGTGGTCAAAGAATGAGTAAGACAGCTTCTTATGACGAATTAAACGTCAGAGAACTCGACAACCGCAGGAGTGAACCATATAGCCAGTATTTTAACAAGATGTCGCTGACCGAAGGAGAAAAGAATATGAGGATAGCTTTTTCCGAAAATATGGAAGAGGCTATCCTTTATATTTTAGCTCTGGCGGCAATTATGATTGAAAATGATGAGGTAGATAAAGAATATCTCACAACTCAATTATATGAAAGATATATCGACGTGGCTTCTGAGTACTTGCCAGTTGATTCCTATGTAAAACAGTATGCCAATGAAATTTCAAAGCAAATTGTAGCAGCTACATTTTTATATGTGGAAAATTCTTCAATTATAGGAGAAGATACAAAATCAGAGGGTTCAAAAGATTCTAAGGTCAATCCGAACGATTATTATCTTTCGAACGACAGAGCGATGTTTATTTCTGAGTGTGAAGCAAATTCAATACTCAATTACAAAGAATATTCAGACGCTTTGGAATCTGGAAAAAAAACTAAGACATGGATTGACGTCGGAGATAAGAGAGAAAGAAAAACCCATTTGGAAGTCGGCGGTACAACAATTCCAATTAAAGAATTATTTGTCGTCGGGAACAGTTTGATGCTTTTTCCAAAAGATACATCACAATCACCATCTACAAATGAGATAGTCAATTGCAGATGCTCTGCAAGATACAGCTAATTAAGGGACGAGAAATCGTCTCTTTTTTAATACACAAAAATATGCACCCCGATAGCGTGAACATGGGAGACACCTTGAGCTGAGCGAACAGCGTAAAAAAGCGTATTGGTGACAGGAGATTTCAATGACAAGAGAAGATGTTAAAAGGATTTTTCCAGATGCAACCGATGACCAGATTACTTCTTTTCTGAATCAGTCAAATTCTGATGTGGCTAAAGAGAAAGCGAAAGCCCAGAAAGCAAAAGAGCAGGCTGATAAAGCAGAAGCACTGGAAAAAGCACTGGAAGAATTAAAAAAACAGAACATGACTGAAGCTGAGAAAGCAGAACTGGAACGTCAGAAAGAAAAAGCTGCAAACGAAAAAAGAATTTCTGACCTTGAATCTGCACTTGCAATTTCCCAGAAAGAAGCTCTGACAGGAAAAATTACTTCTATTTTTGCAAACGCAGGAATGAAAGGAGATGCCTATGCAGGAGCAATCAAAGCGTTTTCCAACATGAACGCAGAGGATGCTCTCAAAGAAGCTCAGACATTTGTCGATGGAATTTCCGTAGAAAATAAAAACGCTCTTGATACCGCAAAAGCAGCTTGGGAGAAAGAAGCTCTCAAAAAAACACCGAATCCGGGCGGCGGTAAATCTGGTGGAGAACCAGAAAAGAAGAGTGAAGCATCCGAATACGCCAAGGCGTACTCAGCAAAAATGTGCCCAGAAAATAAACCGGCAGATGATAATGCCCCAGTAAATATTTAAGTAAAGGAGATTTAGATTATGGCTTTTATGAAAACAGAGCAGTACGAATCCACACCTAACATCCTTGAATCCGAGGTAGGGCTTGTACTTAAAACCTATACAGCAGAGCAGACAAATGCTGAAACCGTTGGAACTAAGAAGATTATCAAAGCAGGTTCCGTATATCCGACAAATGCAACTGGTGCTAAAGGTATCGTGTTTGAAGATGTTGATATGACGGACGACACAAAACGACCGATTTCTGTAATTGTTGCAGGACGCGTTCTTGAAAAAAGACTTCCGGTAACAGTAGAAACCACTGCAAAAACAGAGCTTGAAAAAGCAGGTATCGTTTTTGTGACTACTACAGACCCAGAATTTTAAGGAGGTACAGCAGATGCCATTTAATATTTTAGAATCAATCACACAGGAAGAAAGACTTAACTTTTCTCAGAATTTCAGTGTTAAAAGGCCGGGTATCCTTGATACCATTTTCCCGGATGTTAAAACTCAGTACCTGAAAGCTGAATACTACAGACTTATGGCTGGACAGAGACTGCCGGAGGTAGCATTCGTTCACGCTCTTGATACCGAAGCGGAAATTGGTTCCAGACCGGGATTTGAAAAAGTCCTTACTGAAAAACTCTTTATTAAGAGAAAAATTAATCAATCTGAGAGATTACAGCAGGCAATTGAAAATGGTGTGCCGGATGATGAGAATTTAAAGAAATTTGTATTTGATGACGCAGCCAACCTGTTTGAAGGTGTTGTTGCCAGAGCGAATGTCATGAAAGGCCAATTTCTTAGCACAGGTGTTGTAAAAATTAAAGAAAACAATGTGGATATGGGCATTGATTATGGTGTTCCGTCCGATGCAAAAGTAGAAATGACAGACTGGTCTAAACTAGATGCAGATATCATGGGTGATATCCAGAAGATGGTCGCTATTGCAGAAGATAATGGATTTGTGGTAAACAAAGCCCTGACATCACTTAAAATGATTAACTACATGAGAAACAACACTGCAATGCAGACAGCAGTTCTGGGAGCAGCGAACAAACGTCTCTTAACAAAACAGGAGCTTGCAAATCTGCTTATGCAGGAATACGGAATCACAATTGATCGTTGTGACGAAAAATTCAGATTCAGAAAAGCGGATGGTTCTCTCAAAACAGGAAGATACTTCAAAGAAGATGTATTCACACTGTATGAAGCAGAACCGAACGGTTCATTTGGTACTGGACTCTGGGGCGTAACACCTGAGGAACTTGAATACAGACAGTTCATTCAGGAAGAAAACCGTTCTTTCGTAACACTGTCCATGTGGGCTACACAAGACCCAGTTGCAGTTTGGACTAAAGCATCAGGTATGTTTGTTCCAGTAGCAGCAAAAGCTAATGGCGGTATCGTAATCGGTACCAAAGCGGGGGAATAAACGGGCATAGTCTCGACGAGAACAGCCAGTCACCATCTGTAGCAAGTGTTAATGATGCTTCAAAACACAAGTATACAGAAAGCGAGCTGTCAACCATGACAGTAGTTCAACTGAAACAGCTCGCAAGTGACAATGGCTATGCCCTGATGTCCACAAATAAGGCTGGTATTATCTCTGAAATTTTATCTCAGCAAGGGTAGGTGATCTTGAATGAACGAAGAACTTGTGAATGATCTGAAAGAGTATCTATCCGATGATGTGGAAACTGACGGTATGATTTCTTTGTCTGTGAAGCGTGCAATTCGTTCGTTCAAAAAGAAACGCAACTATCCGTCTGGATATACAGATGAAAAAATCAATACCGATATGGAATACTGCTATGATTGCATATTTGATCTGGCTCTCTATTTCCTTGTGAAACAGGGAGCCGAGTTCCAAGAATCGCACTCTGAAAATTCAGTAAGTCGAAACTGGGAATCCGAAACGGAAATATATATAAATCATGGCGTTTTTCCATTTGCAGGAAGTTTAATTTAATAAGATGGTTGGGTCACGTGGCACAGTATTTTGTCCTCCCGGAGTGCCGCTGGGTTGCTTATATTCAGTAGGGAAAAGCAAATGTTAAGGGAGTGAAGAAAGGAACTGGCGATGGGATGTGAACATGAATGTTTTAATGAACACCGCATAGAAGAACTGGAAAAGAATTTTCAGCTGATGCAAGAGAAGCACTCTGATCGCAGTAAAGAGTTTTATGAGCGTATCGGGGAACTGGAAAGAAAGACAGCATTAAGTGAGAATGACTTGAACCATATCAAGTCAACTGTGGATGAGATGAATAACAATATAAAGACTCTCATGGCAGTCCCGGGAAAGCGTTACGATACAATCATTGTATGCGTTATTACAGCGATTGTCAGCGCAGTTATCGGTTTTATGTTAAGCGGTATTCTTCCAGTTTGATTCCACTTGTAAGGGAGGACGGTGGAAATATGAATTATACAGACTTTTCAGAAGATGAAAGAAAATTTTATTTAAAAGAAGCAGGCTTTGATTCCAGAGAAGAAAAACTGTTTCGATTACGGGTCTATGGCGAAAAGACACTATGGGAAGCATCTGAACTTATGGGGTATAGTCCGAGAACCATAGACCGAATTAACAAAAGAATAAAGAAGAAAATTTCCAAAGTTGCCCCGATGTACTGTCGGGGCTTTTCTTTGCATTATGGCGAAAACGTGGCGAAATAGTGACGTTCAAAAACAGAGTTCCTTCCTATATAATATAATCATAGGAGAAAACACAATGATTATGTTAAGAAACCCTTACGAGGGTATATGGGAAAAGCATCGTTCCATAGATGATATGGATATGATTCTTGAATCCCGGACAGGAGGAACAGATTATGGCAGGTTATCCGTATTATCCGCAACAGCCAATGATAAACAACCCATACGGTCAAATACAACCGTATCAGGACAGACTGGCACAATTGCAGAATAATTACCAACAGGCAATGCCTTATGGTCAAATGCAGATGCAACAGTTACAACCAATTCCACAATCCCCTATGCTTCAAGGACAGATGGTGGATGGGATTGATACTGTAAAGGCTAAAGATGTGGATATGTCCGGCAATCCTGTTTACTATCCAAAAACAGACGGAACTGAAATTTACAGAAAACAGCTTCAATCCGATGGAAGGAGCAGGATTTTTGTTTACCGACTCGTAAATCCAGATGAACAGCAATCTAAGCAAGATGAAAAGCAGATCGACATTGAAGCAATGTTTAATCAGCTTCGGAATGATGTTTGTTCAGAGATTTCTGAAATAAAGAATATGTTCCCGACGCAGATGTCGGGAACATCAGAAGCTAAGCAGAACGGAGGTAGGCAGAGATGACATTCAATCCAAACGCCATGATGAAAAAGCAATTTGAGAAAATGATTTCTCAGAGGTTCGGAAGTGTTGACAACATGATGAACGATATGAGTAAATTTGCAGGAAATAATCCAACATTGAAGAATGCGTTGGATTTATACAAAAAAGGTGATACAGACCAGTTACATCAAATACAGCAAAATGTATTTAATGAAAAGCACTTATCACCAGACGGAATTATACAAAAATTCCTTGGATTATAACACTTCCCCACAATTGGGTGATTAAAATCGCTACAATTCGGGACGACAGCCGCGGATGTCTCCTATTGTAAATAAAATTTAAGGAGACTAAAAACATGATGAATGGTTCAAATTACAGTCTTAGTGACATTGCTGCCGCTACAGGCTCTAATAATCGCGCCAATGATATGTGGGGCGGTGATGGCTTTTCACTTATCTGGCTCGTCCTGATCTTTGCCATCTTTGGATGGGGAGGCTTTGGCGGCTGGGGCGGCGGCTTCGGCGGCAATGGTGGAAACGGTGCAAATGGTGCTGGATTCCAAGGATGGGCCACACGCGCGGATATTAATGAGGGCTTTGCTCTTAACGATATTCAGAACGGTATCAGAGGTATTCAGCAGGGTATTTGCGACAGTACATATGCACTCAACAATACCATGCAGAGTGGCTTCAACGGCGTGAACGTTGGAATGCTTCAGGGCTTCAATGGCGTTCAGCAGGCAATTAACGCTGATACAGTAGCTAATATGCAGAACACCAATGCATTACAGTCTCAGTTAGCAAATTGTTGCTGTGAAACAAGGGAAGCTATCCAGGGTATCAACTACAACATGGCTACCAACACTTGTGCTCTCCAGAACACAATGAACAATAACACCAGAGACCTTCTGGAAAACCAGAACAGTAATACAAGAGCAATCCTTGATTTCCTGACTCAGGATAAGATTGCAACATTACAGGCAGAAAATACTGATCTGAAACGTGCTGCATCTCAGGATCGCCAGTCCGCGCTGATTGTAACTGAAATGAATGCACAGACGCAGCGATTAATCAATTCAATCAATCCATCCCCGATTCCTGCATTTCAGGTACCGGCTCCGTATGCATACGCAGGATGCAACGGATATGGAAACAGTTGCTGCTAAGTAACTCACCCTTAGAGGTTGACTAAATTCTAAGAGGTGGGTTATGGCTCACCTCTTATTTGATTGAGAGGTATAAAATATGAGTTGTAAAAATGTTTGTAAGCTCTGCAACCATCTTGTGATAAGTCAGTCTGTCGCATTCACTGGTGGGAATCTTGTGGTTACACTCCCGGCAGGCAGTTATTCCAATGGAGAAAAGTATTGCATTGTGATCGCACAAAGTATACCAGAAGCCACCACAATTACCGCCCCGGTAATGATTCAAATAGGAACAGGAACAACTTTGTATCCGCTAGAGAATCGTTGCTGTGCGCAGGTTACGGCTTGCGGAATAAGAACCAGAACGAAGTACGCAACCAGAGTAGCTACAAGTGCAACTGGCGGAGTATTCAAGATGTTGGGAAATCCAGCTTGTAGTCCGAGTAACAATTTAACAGCAATTAATGGTACAGCCCCAACGACAGACACACCTGTTACACAGGCTGTTAGAAAGGGGGCAATGTAATGCATAAAGTTGCAATGGAAATGGGAAAATGGGCTATGGAAAAAGCCAAAGCGCATGGATTTGACAATCTTAGTTCTCAGGACTGGGATGATCTGAAAGATTGCTTAGAAGCGGTAAAATGCGCAATCTGTGCAGATAAAGATTATCGAATCGTAGAAGCTATGGACGAATGCGAGCAGGAAGAGAAATATCTTGGACGCATGGGATATGACAGATATCGTTATTCCAATGGTAGATTTGCCCCAAAAGGCAAAGGAAGCCGTATGGGATATAAACCATATCTGTACATGGAAGATGATGACTGGATGAATGAATATCTGAATAATCCAGAATTTGAACGCAATATGTACCGCATGGGATATCACCCAGAATATTCGGACAGGAATATGGGGAATGATGGCATGAATCGTCAGCAGTCCAGATACGGTGAAACATATGACAGATACAGCGAGAATCGCAGACATTACCATGATTCCAAAGACGCTGAATCTAAGAGAAAAATGGATGATTCCATGAAAGAGTATACAGAAGATATCATCCGCAATATGAAAGAAATGTGGGACGATGCAGACGCATCAATCAGACAGCAAATGAAAACTGACTTGACACGTTTTATACAGCAGATGAATTGAACATGAAATGAATTTTGCCCTTGTTACAGGAATGTAGCAGGGGCTTTTTAGTTATGGAGGTACATAATATGCCAAGAAAAAAAGCGGAAGTCAAAATTAAAATGATTTGCGAGAAATGTGGAAAACCACAGAATCCAAGTGCTGACAAATCAACAACTAATTGGAATGTATATGACTGTCATGAAAAATGTGAATGTGGTGGAAAATTCGTAATGAAATTCGAGGATTGATTATGGAAAATTTGACTGTAAATATTTTAGGAACCGAGTACAAAATATATTTCAGGAATGAAAAAAACGACGATTTACTTGATGGAAAAGGCAGAGATGGATACACGGATATGTCCGCGCACGAAATTATAGTGTGTAACAAAAAAGATGATTGTGAATTAAGAAATTACGAAAATTGGAAGAAAAACATTCTACGTCATGAAATTGTTCATGCTTTTTTATTTGAAAGTGGACTTGATTCTTCGTCTGCCAATTTTTATGGAGCATGGGCTACGAACGAAGAAATGGTTGATTGGTTTGCAATTCAATCTCCAAAGATTTTTAAAGTATTCCAAGAACTTGATTTAATTTGAAAAGGATGGTGATAAGCCATGCTAAGACAATTTTATATGAACGGAGACCTATGGAGAGTACAGTTCGTATCTCCGCACGACAGCGTGTTAATTGACCGTACAGACAATAGAACGCTTGGAGTATCGGATTATTCCACCCGTATTATTTCAATCGCAAATAACCTGCACGGAGAGCTTCTGAACCGTGTATTTATTCATGAATTAGGTCATTGTGTGATGTTCAGCTACGGTCTATTACCAGAACTTCATCGTATGGTCAAGAAACGGTATTGGGTGGACGCAGAAGAATGGTGTTGCAATCTTCTGGCAGACTATTCTTGTTTCGTTATTGGCACAGCTAGAGATATACTAGGAAACCAGTTCACATATGTGGCTCCTATCGGGGCAGAAAGGATGATTGCATAGATGGCAAAAGCAGAAAACACAGTTATTTTTGATGGAATCAAGTACAATCCTGGGGACGAATTGCCGGATTTAGGCAGTTGGGTGTGTACAGATGCAAAAGGTATGGTTCGTGATTACGAGGGACTTTCAAAGGACGTATCAAAGCTCCCACATTATGTACAGAGTGGTTCTTCGGCATTATGCCTTGATACTTCTGAATTATACGAATATCACAAGCCTACAGATACATGGTACAAATTGTAAAGGAGAAGCGCATATGGCATTAACAGCAAAGAAAGTATATGCAATATTAAAACGCCAGATTTCCGATATGGAAGCAAAGTTAAACAGCCCTGTAAGATACAGAGGTACAGTTGCGACTGCTGATTTGCTTCCATTAAATCCAGACATTGGCGATATGTACAATATCGAGTCTAAGTCGGTCTACGGCGAAGCAGGAATGAACGTGGCGTGGAATGGGGTAGTATGGGATACTATGGGCGCCCCGATTGATATGTCGCTTTACATTAAATCAAGCGAATTGGCGGATTGGGTAAAACAGCAGAACAAGCCGACATATACAGCTGAAGAAGTTGGAGCGTTGCCGGCTGATACAAAGATTCCAAGTAAAACCAGTGACTTGCAGAATGACTCTGGATTCTTGACTAAAATTCCAGACAATTATCTTTTTGGAACGGACAAAACTCTGAACGCATCTGGAAAAGCTGCTGACGCAAAGGCTACCGGAGATAAAATCACAGAATTGTCAGCTGATATATCAAATAAGTTAAATAAGAATCAAGGTTCGGAAAACTCTGGCAAGATTGCCGGAATTAATGAATCTGGCGATATCGTTCCGATGTTTCCAGTGAGCGTAGATTACAACGAAGAAACAAACTACCTTGAGTTTGGGTCTGATCAAAAAATGGAACTTAATAAAGGTATCAACCTTGATAGTACTCTCACGAAGACTGGATATGCCGCTGATGCAGGCGTAGTTGGAAAAATAACTAATTCGCTAAAGGAAGATTTATCCACCAAAATCACCAAATTCTACGCAAGTTCACAAGGTGAAACTCATCTTGCTGATTCTGACAATGGCAAAATCACGGATATGGTGCTATATGGACGGAGCGAGCAGAAACAGTATTCAGGGAAGAATTTGCTGAATCCTACGTTGCAGACTACTATAAAGAATGGTGTTACTTGTACTGCAAATGGAGATGGAACGTATACGTTGAATGGAACCACTACAACGACAACAGTATTTGATATTGCACAGGATGTGTCTTATAGCTCATTTAGACTTGCAGGGTGTCCAGTTGGGGGAGCTCATGATACGTCTTACGAATTACAAGCAAGAACTGATAATTTGATTTATGGATATGATACAGGTGATGGTAAAAATATAAAAGCTAATGAAAATTTTTTCATAAGAATTAGAATAAATACTGGAATTAATTGTAACAACCTCCTTTTCAAACCAATGATTGTAGACGCTTCCTTATACCCAGATGCCACCTACGATGATTTCGAACCCTACACCGGTGGCATTCCAAGCCCAAACCCTGATTATCCGCAGGAGATTAAGAGCGTGGTGAATCCAACAGTGAAGGTGTGTGGGAAGAATTTATTGAATTATGACGCATGGTCACAAATAGATTGTGCAAATGGAAAAGCTGTTTATGAGAATAATGGAGTAACAATTACTGCTCTCAGGAATGATGCTTTTACAAATTATGATATGTCAAAATTTCCGACTACAGCACGAATCCCTGTAAACGTGGGAGAAACCATTACGATATCATGGGACGAACCTCTCAATAAAGAAGGAAGAGTGTATGTTTTTGGAAATGCGTCTACAAGTAACATGACATATGTTAATAATTCAAGTTCAAAGCAATTAAAATACACTATTCCAAGCGGCGTCACATTCATTACATTTCGATTTGGTGTGGGAAACGCAGGAGATACTATTAGTTATAGGAATATCCAAATCGAACTTGGTTCTACCCCCACCGCCTATGAACCCTACCACGAACAGACCGTCACCCTCCCATACACATTAAACGCAATCCCTGTAAGTTCAGGCGGCAACGTCACAATCAATGGTCAGCAGTATGTGAGTGACTATGTGGATGTGGAACGTGGGAAATTAGTGAGGATGGTTGGAGAATGTGTTATCTCTGACATGAATCAAATTACGAGAATTACTACTAATACATTTTTTGTTTATGGAATGGATGATGTATTTGTAATAAGTGATAACAGCGATGATATAGCAAGACTGCAAACTACTAAATATCAAGGCGTAGCTTTAGTAGATAGGACAGATAACAAATATATTTATAGATGTTGGCTATCAACGCATGATAATCTCAAACCAATCGCATTTCATTCTAATACAGACGATTTGAGTGCGTTTAAAAATGAAGTGTATGGAACAAGAATTATATACCAATTAGCCAATCCAACAGAAATCGACCTCACACCCGAAGAAATTGCCGCATTCAAATCACTTGCAACCTATTATCCAGTCACAAATATATTTATCAATTCCGAACAGCTTGACGGATATACAGTATTCAATTATCCGGTTTCAATGGAGAACGGTTGGAACTATGTAAAACAGCAGATTGGTGATACGAGAAATTATATCTATGATATGGATGCACGTGCTCAGGATACTGATTTACAGGCGGCAGAAGCCTATGTCAACAGCGAATATGCAGTAGCATTAACAGAATTGGAGGTATGATTATGTTATATAGAACATTACTGAAACTTAAAGAGAAAAACGGTCTGACAGACGATTTAAAGAATAAGATCGATATTTTCTTTGCGACTGGTAGGATTACTGAGGAACAGTACAATGAGCTGATGGCTATTAATAAGGAAGAAGAACTGAAAGCGGAAAACTAATTAACTAAAGAGGGCTTTAGTTAACGAAGAAACACAAGTTAAATGTTCCTGACAGAAATGTCGGGAACATCAAAAAATAGATACGGAGGTATCACATGGAAGAAATAAAAACAGATGGTTTTTACGACCGCGAAAACGATAGAAAACATATTTTTATTCCACCTGCTCCGACGGAAACGGAGAGAGGTGGAATTACTGCAAAGACAAGGACGGCAGAATCATTGGAAGTGACTGTTGACTCAGAGACAGGGAAAGCATATGTGGCGCTGGATTCTACTCTTGCTAAGGCGGGTGAAGCGGCAGATTCTGCAGAAGTAGGGAAAAAGATTAGTGTCCTAAACGACATTATTTGTGTCACGCCACATACAGATACTGTAGAAGAATATCTTAATCGCCAGAGAACAGGTGTGGTGTACCAGTCAAAAGAGTGGAAATCAGCGGTAAATCCGACAACTACGATTGAGAAGTTAGGCGTAAACAAGCTGATTCCATACGAACCGTCCACAGATACCGTAGAAGGTGCTGACGGATATGCGAATCGCCCAGAGTTTCAGTGGTGGTACGGAAATTATATCCGCCACGACAACGAGGACTATGAACTGACCGCGGTCGAGGGTGAGGATGGATACTCAGAAACTGGTACAGTGGATGTATGTTCTTTCGGCCCAATGTTCTATTACAGGAAGGAAGATAAGGGAGATTATTTTCTCTGGTCGTGGTCTGATACACCACATGCTGAACTGGGGTTAAAACCATTTCAGAAGAATGCTGATGGCTCTGTACCTGCTTACTGGCTTCTTTCGGCATTTCCATCCGTCGCAGGTTCTGATGGCTTGCCACATTCTCAGCCAGGGAAGAAGATTTTAAGGAATCAGAGTAATGGTAATATTAATACAAATTACCAAAAAAAGGGAAAAGGCTATCATGGTTGCGGAAAAGAGCGCCAGACGTTCCTTATGATCTTCAATGCAATCAAAGGCGGACAGAAAAGCTCACGAAAGATTTCACAGGGCGTAAATAACTGGAGCTTCCAGTACGATGCGGCAGAGCAGAGGTCGGAGAAAGCAACTTACTTCCCGGTAACAGCAGCACAGGCAGCAAACCTGGAAGTTGGATTATGTGTTTCTGTTGGATATGGTTCTAACAACAATGGTGCAGTAAATAAAGACCGTGGAGTCGGAACAATGCATTCCTATGCGGATGACGTAAAGATTCTTCACATCGAAGACCTTGCGAGCGGAAACAAAGCAGTGTATCTGGATATTTCAGAAGGATTTACCACAGCACCTGTAAAACTTACGGATACCTTAAATGCACCGATCACAATGTCTTCCATGCATATTCATACAGGAGAAACAAAGAAAGTAATCGGAAAACATGATGGTGCAGCTGTATCAAATACATCTGCAAGACATCCGTACAGAGTACAGGGCGTTGAATACCAAGTCGGAGCATACCAGGTTGCGGCAAATGCAGTAATGGTATTTAAAAGCGACTACAGCAAAGATGTATATGTTCGCGAAAAAGGAACTGCATGGAGTGATAATGAAGCTACTATCAAAAGCACATATAAATTTGTTGGAAACATACCTGCCAGTGCAGATGGCAAAGGAAGTGACTGGTGGGTTGGTGATGTAGGAATTGACGAAGAAACAGGTGCATGGTGGCCAATAGCCGCAACCGATTCTTCTGATCGAGGAATGGGAAGCAGAGTTTACGCCGGAGGAACAGTCACATCTGGAACCAGAGAATCACTTGAAGCCGGGGCCCTCGGGAGTGGGACGGGCTCCGGTTCCGCGTACGTGGCGTGCAGGGGCGGGCTCTGGAATGGCAGGTGGTACTACGGCTCCTGCGATTAAAAAGGCCCTTAGGGGTGAATTTTCCGAAGGAAAAGAGGGGGCTTCCCCTTAATTCCTTCCAAATACATACAAAAATAAAAGCATAAGGACTCATGGTGCAGCCGGGAACCTCAGGAATGGGACGAACTCCGGTTCCGCGTACGTGGATTGCAGGGGCGGGCTCTGGAATGACAGGTGGAACTACGGCTCCTGATATTATTTATATCAAAACCAGTATTATTTGCATCATGTTTCGCACCTGAAAAGGGTGTAGCCGAAAGGTTCTTTACGCATAAGCGTTAAAATAAGCAAGAAAGGCCAGCTGAAAGCCGGGGACGGCAAGTAAGGAATACAGTGTATGAGACTGTATTCGGGGCTAGTAGAAAAACCGGAAACCCTCTTTAAAATAATCGAATGAAAAGATATTGCAAGGCCATTGATATAACAGACCGCGGATTAATTAGCACAGCGGTATATAAATGTCTGAAGAAAAAATACAAAAGAAATGATGTGCTGAGATTACTTAGTACATATACGACTTTGGATGTTAGTCAAATTTACTGCATTTTCAGAAGAAACGGAAAGAATGCCATTCGTTTTCTGGTGGAAGCAGTGATTGATGATATCCAGAATGAAATCATTAACTGGGACATTAAATTCCCTCCGGTATGGTATCGGGAAAAAGTAGACCCATCGTCCGGGAAAATCCGTAGAATCGGAATCCAGAACATAAAGCATCAGCTGTATGATTATATAGCGGTTATAGCATTACAGCCTATTCTGAAACGCATTGGAGAGCACCAGTACGCTTCCATAAAAGGACGCGGAACTCTGAAAGGTGCAAGAGATGTGAGAAGATGGCTGAGGAACCATAAACTCACATTCGTTGCTCAGGCAGACGTAAAGAAATGTTATGAGAGCATAGACAGGGACAAACTTATGCAATTCCTGGAATGTCATATCAAGAACGATCTACTGATTAAATTAATCCGAAAATTGATTTATAGTTTCGAGAAAGGCTTGAGCATAGGTTCATATCTTAGCCAGTTTCTCTGCAATCTGTATATGAGCATCCTGTATCATCATGTTGCCGAAGGAATGTACCGTACCAGAAAGCACCGGAATGGATGTAGTGAGCGGATTAATCTTGTTAAGAAGCAAACGTTTTATATGGATGATACACTGTTTGCCGGAACAAATAAGAAAGACATCAAGAAAGCAATGAAAATGTTCATTAGAAAAGCAAAAGATATGGGACTGACCATTAAGAACACCTTCCGTATCTACAAAATAACTGGAACATTCGTGGATATGATGGGATACCGGATATATCAGCATAAAATGACTGTTCGCAGAAGAAACTTCCGTAGAATCAGAAGGGCATATAAAAAGGCCCTAAAATGTTATGAGACACATAAACCAATTCCATTTAAACTGGCAAAACGATGTAGTAGTTTCTATGGGTTCCTGAAGAATACGAACAGCAAACACATCCGAAAGAAATGGAAAGTAAAGAAAATTATGAAGATATGTAAAGGAGTGATAAGACGTGAAGAAAGCAAGATTTACACAGAAGCAGCCGCTGCTTAAAACATTTGATTCTGGAAATAGCGTGTACGTGTTCATCTGCGCAAATGAAAAAGAAGTCAAAGAAGAAACACAGCAGGCAGGAACAGAAGAAACACAGACATATTCAGAGACCGTCTATGAGTACGACTACAATGAATTTGTAACCTCTGCTGACCAGTTGGAAGATATCCAGAACAATCCGGAGAACTATTTAACCTACGAACCGGAGAAGAGTGTAGAACAGCAGCTAAAGGAACAGAAAGAACAGCTGGAGACTCAGAAACTGCTTATCCAGTATGTAGCAGAAATGGGAGACATTTACATCCCGGAATAGGAGAAATATGTACGAATTACTTATAAAAATGAAAAAGAAATTTCCGTATTCAGCTTGGCTGAAAATGGTAGACCAGGCAAAAGAAAAGAACCGGATCACAGAAGAGGAGTACAAGAAACTTACAGAGGAAGAAAAATGAGCATTTTAACAGGCATATTAACATACCTTGCAGGAGGAATCACAGGAGTCTTGCTTATGTGCATCCTCCAGGCAAGCAGAGAGGATGACGATAAATGACAAAACTTCAGATCATCTCAAAACTCTGGTCCATCATCTTTGATTTTCTCTTAATTATCAAAGGCGAAAGTGATAAAACTTTAGAACAAATAGAAAAAGACATAGATCTGATAGAATACCACTGCCGGAAATATGCAGATGTCGACGATGATGAATTGCCGGAAAATATCCGAGCAGAGCCGCTGAAAAATACGCTGCCATTTTAAAGAAAACGCATGAATATACATTCTAAAAAACCGAATAAAAGTACCCTTTTCACATGGGAAGTGTTATAATATACATAACACAAAAAGGGAGCTGAACTCCCGACTACCAATCAAAAAGTTCAGCTCCAGCACCACAAAGGGTACGGGTATATTATAGCACGATACCTTCCCTTTGTGAACCCAAAAGGAGGGTTTTTTTATGCGTGAAAAATTCGTGAATGGATTTATGACCAAACTGTATGGAGAAATTCCAGAGGAGTATCTTGAGACAATCAGAGACAAATTATCTTTGTATGTAAACGATTTTGACATTACGCAGAGAGAAACAGGTGTTGTAAAGTACACCGGTTATCTGCCAGACTTTTATAAAACTTACATCGTAAGCAGAAAAATCGAAGGTTTAAGTCAAAATACCTTGGAAAATTATAATCTGTGTCTGAATGATTTTTTCTTCAGTGTAAACAAAAAAGTAGAAGACATCACAGCGAATGATATTCGAGTTTACTTGTATACGACGCAGGAGAACAGAGGTATAAGTAATCGAACACTGGACGGCCGCAGGGCTGCCATTCATGCATTCTTCGAATGGGCTACAGGAGAAGGATACGTGGATAAGAATCCGTGCCGGCCAATTAAGAATATCAAATACGAGCGTGTACAGAAGAAACCTCTTACAGATATGGAGCTGGAAAGAATCAGACAAGCGTGCGAAACCGTACGCGAAAAAGCACTGGTTGAATTTCTGTACAGTACCGGAGCTAGGGTTACAGAAGTATGTGGTGTAAAGAAAGCAGATATAGACTTTTACAAAGGCGAAGTAGTTGTTTTGGGGAAAGGCAACAAGCATAGAACAACATACCTAAATGCCCGGTGTAAATTACTTTTAAAACAATACTTCGCAATTAGAGATGATGAGTCGGAATATCTTTTTGTAAGTGAAAGAAAGCCACATAAAGTACTCAAGAAAGAAGCAATTGAAAGAATTGTACGAATAATCGGTGAGCGATCAGAACTGGATAGACCTCTGACACCACATCTATTTAGGCATACTCTTGCGACTCTTATGCTTCAAAGAGGTACGCCGATTACTGAGGTGCAGAAGATTCTTGGACATGTCAACATTAACACGACAATGATCTATGCAAAGGTATCTGATGAAGATGTAAAAGTGTCTCATATGAAATATGCAATATAAGATTAAAATAAAAAGACTCTTTTTGAATGGAGAAAACGCTATGAGAGGATTAAAACGCCAAAAACAGACAGTGTATTGGTCAAGGGTAACTGAAGACCTTGACGGGATAGACACAATCAAAACGTACCAAAAGCCAGAATTGCATCACCTCTCCGTATCTGCGACTGCCGGAACGCCAGAGGAATTATCCGCCGGGTACGTCCCTGATTACGATAGGTACATCACGAATTTTGACCGTAGCTTTAAACCACAGATTGCAGATGTATTCTGGATAGACTGCAAACCGGAATTGAACGAATCTGGAGAACTTATTCTGAATGAATCTGGAGCGCCTACAGTCCCGCCAGATTACCGCCTTAAAAAGATTCTTGATACCCAAAGAGGGAATGTAGCGCGGTATGGTATCAAGTATATAGGAGATGGTTCGGATGGCGAATAAGACCATTAAAGTCAACTTGTCGCAGAAATCTATACATGACGCGATTAAACAACTCAGGCAGTACCAAAACAGCCTTAAAAGTAAGAATGAATTATTTGTTCGTCGACTGTCTGAACTTGGAATCCCTGTCATTGATCAGAATATTTCACTGTCGCAGGGCGATTCCAATAAAAACCACAGTACCTACATCAAAATCAATTCGTTCGGCGATTACTCACAAGCAACTTTAGTATGTGAGGGCGCAGGTCTGTTGTTCATAGAGTTTGGTGCCGGAATCTATTACAATACCCCGGCAGGCTCAAGCCCACACCCGAAAGGGCAGGAACTTGGATATACAATCGGTTCTTACGGTCAGGGTAAAGGAAAAAACGATTCTTGGACATACATGTCTGAAACTGGCGAATGGGTAAGATCATATGGTACCGAAGCCACTATGCCGGTTTATAAAGCAAGCATGGAAATCATACAGAACATTCGGAAAATCGCAAAAGAGATATTTTCTACTTAAACTTCATACTGAAACATACTATTCAAAATGGTATACTATAACATATAAAAGCATCTGCAAACAAGCAGGTGCTTTTTTCATGCAAAAACATAGAAAAAGAGAATGTAAGCATGTTAGTAGAAACAATGATTATCAGAAAAGTAGAAACGAGCATTGTCACAAGCCTAGATGTCGCGGAGACTTTTGGAAAAGAACATAAAAGAGTATTGCAGGACATTAGAGAATTAGGATGCAGTGAAGAATTCGGACAGCACAATTTCGTGCCTTCCTCATATACAAGTATTCAGAATAAAAAGCAACCTATGTACTGTATGACAAGAGATGGGTTCACACTTCTTGTTATGGGATACACTGGCGAAAAAGCCATGAAATTCAAAGAAGGATACATTCGCCAATTCAATGCAATGGAAAAAGTTCTTTTAGGGAAAATTAGAGAACGAGACAAAGGCATTGCAGTGAGACAGGCGTTGACCAATGCACTTAAAGAATCTCAAGAAAATGAGAGAATGCATGGTCATGCGCATTCGACATATACAGATATGGTATATCGTACATTGTTTGGCAAAACTGCAAAACAACTTAGAGAAGAAAAAGGAATCTCTACCAAGGACAATCTGAGAGATTTCCTCACTGAAGAAGAATTAAAAGCAGTTCAATCAAAAGAAATGCTTGTTAGTGGATTGATTGACTGTGGATGGGGATATTCTCAAATAAGAGATTTCCTTAAAGGACAGTCTTAAAATATGTTAGAACAGGCGGGGTGATTCTATGCCAGATACGATCAAAAATCCGGTATTAGAAGTATTTTCCAGATGGAATAAAGACATTCAACCAATAGTCGGTAAAGGCAATTTCTCTATGGAAAAAAGCCAGACAATAGCATCTGGCAAGACGAAATACGCCAGATTGTTCATGATGGGGAATCCCACGCAGTCGACAAGCCTTGAAGGTCACGAATGTGCAACAATTCTTTCGTTTCAAGTAGAAAGTTACGCATCCGGAACAAAGGCTTTATCGACTGCATATGAAATCGACAGCAAGAGCCATCAAGCTATGGTTTCAATGGGATTTCGCCGGACATACGGACCAGAAGAAGTTGCGAACTCTGAAAAGAGTTTTAAACGAATTATAAGCCGGTACAGCAGAATTTACACCGGGCAATTATTGGAAGCGTAACAGCTTCTATTTTTTTATACCAAAAAGAAAGGAGAGTGTCCTATGAGTAAAGATAAATTACATTGGCTGAAAGCTGCGGGAATCAGAGCCGTTAAGACAATTGCTCAGACGGCAGTTGCAACAATCGGAACCGCGACAGTCCTTGGAAGCGTTGACTGGAAGATGGTCGTATCTGCGTCCGTTCTTTCCGGCGTTTTATCCTTGCTTACATCTGTAGCAGGGCTTCCGGAACTGAAAACAGGCACAGATGAATAGAAAGGACGGCGATCCTTTTATCTCCCGGATGCAGGGTTACGCATCAGAGCCACGTGGCTCTTTTTTATTGTGATTTTATAGCTGAAAAGCAGAAAGGAGCCGAATATGGCAGATAAAGGAAATATAGCAGGCGTAAGTACCGTTGGTTCGCTTACCGGATATGCAGTTGAAACAACAGCAGGTACTAAACCGACAGCATTTAAACTTCTTCACAGAATCAATGCTTCTGATGAAATCAAAATTGACGTAGAAACTATCGACGCTTCTGCACTTGAAGATGAAGTCGAAAGAACTATCGCAGGACGTGGTTCTACAGGTGGTACATTCAACGTAACTGTGAACGTGACCGATGAAACTATCACTGAATGGGAAACCTTAATCAGCGAGTACAAAACAGGAAAAGCCGACGGAAAATCTATGTGGTACGAAGAATACTTCCCTTCTCTTAAAAAAGCATTCTTCACAAAAATCGAGCCGCCGACAATCATTCCTAAACCGGCGAGAGATCAGAACGGCCTGTTAACCGTCGAAATGTCTCTTACTATCAATGAATATGTCGGCCCGAGTGAAGCAGTAGTTCCAACTGACAGCAACCTTTAAACACATTTGGGAGGACAAATAATATGTATAAAGTTTTAAAAATCGGCGGCAAAGACTACAAACTTGAATATGGGATTGAAGCATCACTGTTTGATGATTGCGTGAAATCTGTGATGAATATGTTAGTTTCCACAAGCGGCGGAACGGACAAGAGTCTCAGGGAGATGGTTTCTGGAATGAGTAGCATTCCGAACACTGCACTCAATGCGTTCTATGCCGGATTACTTCAATACCATGGCAATCATTCTGATGGTGATGGCACTGTCCCGGATTTTGATACTGCCAAAAAACTTGCAGCGCAGTATATGTCTGAACATAAAGATGATGAGCAGGGCAATTTCTACGGTCTCTTCTCTATGTGTATCGAACAAATGGAGGAAGACGGTTTTTTCAAATTAACCGGTCTGGAAACGTTCATGGACAACTTGAATGCGGCGATGGACTCTGTGAAAGCGAAGAAAGCACCGAAGAAGCCGACAGATCACTTGAAAAAAGCTACAGCGAAATAATCTGGGATGAATTATACCCAATGGCTGTGCGTATTGGAATGTCAAAAAAAGAATTTCTCAGGAGCACTCTTAAAGACCTGAGAATCCGTATAGAACAATATGGAATCTCAAAAAATGAAGAAATTAAGTCGCAGTTAATAAACATGGACTATCAGGCATGGCTGACCGGATTGTATGTCAAGACGAGTATTTCGTGCGCATTATTTCCGAGAAAGGTTAGTTATCCGAGCAAACCAATTACGCAGGAAAAACAAAATAATTGGGTCAAACATAATCCAAATACGCCAAAGAAATCAGAAGCAGAACTAAGACAAGAAGAACGTTACTACGAACTTCTTATCAGGCAAGCAAATGCAAATATATCTGAAATAGGTAATGAAAAGGGCAAGCAGGATGAATAGTAGTCTTGCTTGCCCTTTATTTTTTTGAAATAAAGGAGGTGCTTATATGCCTGACAACACAATAGATAGCCTTGCGATAGAGGTCAGCAGTAACGTATCAAATGCAAGTAAATCCATTGATGATTTATGCAATAAACTGAATCGTCTGAGTAGCCGTATGTCTGAGAGCATCAAGTATCTTAGAGACTTTTCAGCTTCCGTAGGCACGGTCAATTCTGCTGTTCAAGCACTTAAATTAGACAGGCTTGATTTATCAACGATAAACAGTCAATTGCAACAGTTTGTTCAGTCTATGAGTGTGCTCGGTAGCCTGAACTTGAGAAACAACGGATTAAACTCATTCGTAAATGCAATCCACAGACTGAACGAAACATTAAACTCCACAGGTGATGTGTCTGGAAAGATTCAGAACATGATTTCCGAATTATCTGGTCTTAGCAGTATTCCAGACGTATCAAACAATGTGAACCGGCTTGTTTCTTCACTGGCAAGATTGGCGAATGCTGGCGGTTCCATTGACGCAGTTGTGTCTAAACTTCCGAACCTTGGCGAAGAGCTTAGAAAAATCATAGTTTCGTTCTCTGGAATAGGTAATATCTCTCAACCAATTAATACATTTGTTCAGTCAATTTCACAGTTGGCAAATGCAGGAGATAAAACCGGAAAGACTGCAACTCAGCTTAATGATTTGGCTAATAGCTTAAAATTATTCTTTCAGACAATGAGTACTGCTCCAAGAATTAGTAGCAGCACAATTCAAATGACACAGGCTATTGCTCAATTGGCAAACTCCGGGGCAAATGCTGGTAGGGCGGCAAGGCCTACTGCGAGTGCTTTTTCCAGACTGGGACAGGGTGCGGCTGCTTCGACGGGAAAAGTTAGAAGACTCGGTGATGCCGTTGGAAATGTAGGAAGTAAAGCTAAAAAAAGCTTACCTAGCATTATGTCCTTGGTTGCGAAGTTCTGGACGTTGAAATTTGTTGTTGGAAAATTCGGTAGCGCAATTGAAAGTTCCATGAACTTCCTCGAAGATTATAACTACTTTCAAGCGGCGTTCCGTCAGGTAGCAGATAAAGCAGGAAAAACTTGGTCGGAAGCAGGGTATGACTCCGCAGAAGCATACGCAGATTCGTTCAGCCAGAGAGCCAGAGAACTTACATCTAAAATGTCTGGATTTGATGTTTCTGACAATGCGATTCTGACCGCAAATAAAACTGGTAAGTCACTTGGCATGGACCCGTCCATGCTTTTAAATTATCAAGGCCAGTTTGCACAGTTATCATCATCTATGGGAACGACTTCTGAACAGGCTTTAAAGCTGTCGAATGCGTTAACTATGATCGGCGCAGACCTTGCATCTGTTAAAAATCTTGATTTTAAAACAGTTTATGAAAACTTATCCTCTGGATTAGTAGGAATGAGCCGTGCCGTAGATAAATATGGCGCAAATATTCGTGTAGCAAACTTACAGCAATACGCTTCGAATCTCGGACTGCAAACAGCTGTATCAAAGATGGACCAGGCAAGCAAAGCAATGCTGAGGACAATAGTGATACTGGATTCTACACGGTACGCATGGGCGGATATGGCAAATACGATAAATATGCCAGCCAACCAGTTGCGTATACTTCGTGCAAACTTAGTATCCTGCGCTAGAGCATTAGGGAACATCTTTATGCCTGTAGTTGCGGCAGTGCTTCCATACATTAATGGTCTCGTAATCGCATTTCAAAGACTTTTGACATACATTGGTTCACTTCTTGGAGTTGATACCAAAATCGGAAAAATGTTCGGTTCTATCGGCGGTGGAAGCGAAAATCTCTCGAATGCGCTTGATTCCATAGACGATTCTGGAATTTCAGATGTAGATGATGCTACAAAAGATACAGACAATAATCTGAAAAATGCAACCAAGAGCGCAAAAAAATTAAAACAGTTCCTCGCATCTTATGATGAACTTGAAATTATGAGCAAAGACGATAGTTCTCTGTCAGACCTTGCAAATTCTAAAATTAAAACGCCAAAAATTGACACATCTGCAATTGACGCAGGAATCCTCAATGATGCACTGGATAAACTTTTGAATGAATACCAGAAGAAATGGGATGGCGCCTACAACTCAATGGAAAATAAGGCCATGGCGTTCGCGAATAAGGTTACAGACACATTTAAGAAACTTGCAAAAGCCGCAGAGCCTACTACAAGAGCTTTGAAAAATCTCTGGAATAACGGATTGAAACAGCTCAGAGAATTCACATGGACAGCATTAAAAGATTTCTGGGAACATTTTCTAAAACCACTTGGGAAATGGACATTAGGAGAAAAAGGATTACCACGATTAATCAATGCTTTTAACGATTTTCTTGTAAAAATTAACTGGGATAAAATCAATGCTTCCCTTGTGCAATTATGGGATGTATTAGAGCCATTCGCTGAGAATGTCGGAACAGGATTACTTGATTTCTTTGACGATTTCTTTGACAAGGCGGCAGACGGAGTGAACAAACTCCCTGATCTGATTGACAAGTTTAAAGAGTTTATCGCGGGATTCTCACCAAAGCAAGCACAATCTATCGGTTATTTCCTCGGACAGCTTCTGACTGCATTTATGGCGTTCAAAGGACTTACATGGTTCGGGGGCATTTTCGGTAAAGATGGAGTGATAGGCAAAGGCATTACCATGTTAGCGGCACATCCATACGCTTCGATAGCGGCAGGGCTAGGACTTACCGTCGCCGCGCTTGATAAGTTTGGAGTGATTGATGTTGATTGGGACGGATTATGGACAAGAATTGGAAATCTCAAAGACGTAATTGTGAATTTCATCAAAAATATTGATTGGGATTCATTGGTAAAAACAATCGGTGATGTATGGGATGTATTTCAGCCGTTTGCTGAGGGATTCGCAGACGCATTTATAAATTTCTTTGACATAATGCTCAATGACATTGGAGCACCACTAATTAATACATTAGTAAAAGTACTGGATGCATTTGCAAAAGTGTTAGGAAAACTTTCTCCTGAGTCAATATCTGCAATAGGAAATGCGCTTGGAATTTTCTTCGCAGTAAAAGGAACTATTAAATTTTCGAAAAATATATGGAGTGTGGTTAGTTCAATTAGTGGACTACGAACGATATTCAACGGTCTTGGCTCTGTATTATCTACAGCTAGTGGTGCATTACAGACATTCTTTGGCTCTGGACTCGGTTCTACACTTGCAACAGGGTTCGCAAACAGTATGGTTATCTTAGGAACCGCAATGGCAGGATTCAACCTTGGAAAATGGATAAGTGTTAATCTGTTCGGCGGCGAAGATAAAACCTTCGGGGAATTTTTGGAAGATAATGTATTCGGATATCAAAAAGGGGATTTTACCGGAGCTCTTGACGAGTTTTTTAAAGATATTTTCCATGTTGGAGACAATCTTACAGAAGATGACTTGGAGATATACCAAAAATACGAAGATGCCATCTTAGGCCTTGTACATGCCAGCCAGTTAAGTGGAGAAGAAGCTTACCCACTAATGACGTATTTAACTGAGCTAAAAGAAAATGGATACACTACGGAACAGGCACTGCTTGAATTGGAAACAAGGCTTGAAAATCTCGGCGTTTCATCTGATGTATTTGAACAGGCTCTGGCAGGAGTTAATGGACCTGTAAAAGATCTTGGAGACACAGCGAAAGCATCCTCTAATCAGTTCTCAAATATGGCTGATCGGATTAACAATGTGTCGTTTGAGGATATCTCAGAACAGCTTACGGGATTCCAGACACTTATCCAGACCGTTGACTTTGCAACTCTGGTAACAGATACGGCAAACGCAATTGATGAGATGGGCGGTATCTGGGAAAACGGAAAACAGATTCTCGGTGAAAAAGCATTACAGATTTATCAGGAAATTGCAAAGGGATTAGAGCCGGACGATAACGGCTACTATACTTTAGCAAACGGACAGATGGTGCAGTTTGGGAAAGGTATTTCTGACTATGAAAGTACTCTACAAAGTACAATGGATTCAACTCTGCAGGGGGCAATCAACGGCGTTCTGGATAACAATTCTGGTTTTGAATTAGTTACGGAACTCGGAAAGAATCAGATTCTTGCTGTAGGTAGTGGAATTGAGCAGAACGGCAGCAAAGTCACCGAAAAGCTTAACTCAACAATTCAATCATCTGCGAAAGGCGCAGAAGAAACTGCGAAATCAAGCGGTAAAACCCTTGGAAGCAACATTGCAGAGGGATTACAGTCTGGAATTAACGGGAAGAAAGAAAGCACAAAGACTTCGATTCTTGACCTAATGAATAACAGCGTAAAAGCTCCTGCACAGGAAGCAGTAGACTCCCATTCTCCGTCCAGATGGTTCAAGCAGCTTGCAGAGTACTGCGGTCAAGGATTCCGAAACGGATTAGAGCCGGGCTTTTCTGCGTCGTTCACATGGTTCGGAAGAATCCGAAGCAGAATCAGCAATTCCATTGGAAACCTGTATAATATCGGTTGGAACTCTATTATTGGCTTAAATAATGGAATTGTAGGTGCGGCACAACAGCTTTATGCAAATGTGCAAAAAATCGCACAAAATATATCAAATACGTTCCGCAAAGTTCTTAAAATTCATAGCCCGTCACAGGTAATGATGGAACTCGGCGGATTCACAGTTGAGGGATTCCAACTCGGTATGCAGAATATGCTTCCAAAAGTCGAATCCACCATCAACGATATAAGCGCCGAAGTGCAAAAAATTAATACACCAACCGCAGACATTATCACAAAGAGTGCGTCCTATCAGGAAGTAAAGAGCAGAATGTCAGTTGATACAGATGATTTTGTGGATGATATGCGAAAAGAAATCATGGCAATCAGCAGTAACACGTTTGACAATAATCAGATGATCGGGCAGGCGGTCAAAAACGCTCTGAACGGCATGGCAATCTATGCAGACGGACATCTGATTGGATATCTGAAAGAAGAAAATCAGCAGTTCAGAAATCGTAATGGATACGGAATATTTGAAGGGTAGGTGATAGAATGAGCGACTTTATTGCAGGAAGTAGTTTCCAAGGTTGGCTTTTAAAGTTCGGGGGAAGTGTTCTCCCGAACAAATTCTTAGCCTATAATGATTACTCCGCAACTCCGAATCAGCGAACAGAGATAGAAGCGTACAGAGACTTAAACAATCTCTTGCACAGAGACACAAGCCCAAATTTTAAGACAAAAATAGACTTCAACACGCGACCGATGTGGTTACCGGACAAAATAGAGATGCAGTCTGTTTTCAAATCAGGCTTAGTCAATAAGGCACAGCGGAAGTACAAGGTCACATACTGGGACGACGAGGAAAACGCCTACAAAACAGGTGTTTTTTATATGCCTGATGTTGAGTATAAACCTATCAGAGTTGTAGGAAATAACATTTTGTATAATAAAATCAGAATCGCACTGATCGAATACTAACAACCAGAGTGCATGGGTGTCACAGCTCATGTGCTCTTTATTTTATATATGGGAGGACAGATATGGCAACATACACGTTTGAATCATTACTAAATAAAGCGGATGGGATGACTAAAGTCAATGAATATGTTGTGCAGGAAAAGACTTTGGAAATAGAAGGAGCGTCTTGGTATCATTACGCCGGAAATGCTGTGAATAAACTTTATATAAACGGTAAAGGATATATTGGATTCGGGGCAGATGTGGAACACTTAAAGATGTTCTGGGCTAAAGCGGCGAACAACATAAATGACGTATATAGGCAAGAAGGAGTTCTTGACACAGGAGCTAAATTCCTGAAATTGAAGTTAAAAGGAATATATAATCATTATTATGACAAATACGCATATGAATACGAAGTTTTTCTATTTGATGACGGGAATATATTTGTATATATAATTAAAAGTGCGAAGAATGAATACAATACGCTATTTGGAGATTGTGAAGTCACAAATGGAAAGACCACAGATATTGTGTTAGCAGAATACCATAGCGATTTTAAAAAATATCCTATCAGTAGACTTATTAGCAATGCTGGAATAAAGCCAAAAGTAATCCGCTCGAAATACACACCGATAAAAGAAGCAGGGGTAAGAATTAAGACAAACCCTGCAGCAGTATACGTCCCAAACGCATTAGATTGGTCGGAATTGTCGGTAGAATCCTATGACTCATCAGGAAACACGAATGCAGTAAGTAATTTTACATTTCCCGATGTTGATGTATCTACAGTTGGAACAAAAACTGTAAAATTATCATATAAAACTTATAGCGTGCCTGTTGAAATCACTGTAAAAGAGGATACAGTCTTAGAACTTACAAAGTTCAATCTTCGCGATCATTATCTTCTAAATGAAACACTAGAGATATATTCCGTAACGGCAGTATGGGATAGTGGAAAGAATGAAACATTGACTTCTGGATTTGATGTTTCTGGATTTGACAGCGCTACTCCCGGCACAAAGGAACTGACGATTTCATATAAAGGAGCAGCCACAACAAAAAGTATATATGTCGCAGCTACCGCTACGTTAACCATTGATGGTGCCAAGACCGAATACTATATAGGTGATGATTTTGAAAGTGCTAACGGCATTATTACATACGATGATGGAGAAGAAGAGAGTGTTTATGAATTAATATATTCTGGATTTGATAACACGATTGCCGGAGAACAGGTTATCACAGCGACTGTAAGAGGATTAAGCACCACATACACAGTACACGTATCCGATACGGTTACTGCAAATATTGGGGCAAATGTAGAAACAGATGCCATAGCTTCGCTTAACCTGATTACTGGTCTATTAACGGTTTCGGGAACGGGCGATACAAAAGATATAGACACCCCAAGTTATTTTGGCGGTGGAATTTTTGACGGAAAAGGAGATCACTCTAGTCAAGTCAAAAAAATCGTAGTCCAAGAAGGTATTACTGGATTAATTGGAGCTTGCTTTTATGGCATGTCAAATGTTACAGAAGTGTCACTTCCATCTACATTAAAGACAATAGGGCAAAGCTGCTTTTCCGGTTGCTCACTAATTACAACATTATTACTTCCAGAGGGACTGGAAACATTGCAAGGTGGATGTTTCTATAACTGTAGCGGATTGACAGAATTAACATTGCCATCGTCATTGAAAGAAATAACAGGAACCATAATCGACAATAAAAACGCAGTATTAACCATTCTGAGCAGAACTGTTCTGATTGGCGAATACTCGATTTATGTAAAGACAATTCGCGGATATGTTGGTTCAACAGCAGAGACTTATGCAAATAGCAACAATATCCAATTTGAAGCAATCAATAATATTTTAAAGATTGAAATAGTCAACTATCCATCAAAAACTTATCATGTCGGAGAAACGATCTCCAAAGCAGATTTAACTGTACAGATAACCCTTGAAGATGGAACTGTACAGGAAACAGATTTGTATGAATTAAGTTATGATTTCAGTTCGACTGGGACAAAAACTGTAAAAGTATTTATAGGTGATAAAAGTGATACATTCAACGTTGATGTAACAACGTATAAACTTTCTGAGGTCGTTAATACTTTAACTGGGATGCAACTAATAGAGAACTCCGGACAGGATGATGGGACAGATATACTGGATGGCGTTAGCTGGTTTAGATTCAACAATGTGATCGCAGATAAACTCTATGTTAACGGAAACAACTGGATTGGATTTGGGGTATCTTCAGAGCAGTTAAAAATTTGTAACCGTGATGGAGTTACGCATAATATTTACAGGATGGAAACTGCATTAGACGGTGGTATAAAACTTCTTAAAATACGAGTAGAAGGATATACATATTTTGCAGCCCCTGAAGCACATGAAAGCCAGATAAAATATGAATTATTCTTATTTAACAATGGCGATATGTACCTGAACGTAATCCAGTCTCCTGCATCTACAAGCACCTATGCCGGAACATCTAGCTTAACTAGCAACGGCAAGACTACAAACTTGTCATTGAACGGAGCTACGCCGGAAAATCCAGTACAGGTGTCGTTCATACACCAGGACGAGTCTGGACTTGATTGGAATATTTCTTATAGACCATATAATTTTGCATCACTTGTTGGAATCAAAGTAGCGCAATTGCCCGATAAAACTAGGTATATGATTAATGAAACGTTTAAATCTTCTGGGCTTATCATTAATGTTGTCTATGATGATGGTAGTTCAGGAGTGATTAAAAAATATACCTTGTCATCCCCAGATATGACATCGTACGGTAGTAAAAGTATAACGGTAACATTCGAGAGCTTCACGACCACATTCGACATTATGGTTGTAGATGTAGCCAAAATCGAAGTAACAAGTCTTCCGACAAAAACGAGATACTATGAAGATGACGAATTTTTATCCAGTGGAATAATTGTATCTCAGGTATACACGGATGGGATTAAAGAAGAAATTGCGGGCTATTCTCTTTCAAGTCCAGATATGTCATCTGGTGGAGAGAAGACAATAACAGTAACTTATAATAAGTTTACGACTACATTTACAATCATGGTAATTGGTGTATCTGGGATAGAAGTCTCTAAAACGCCGATAAAGACAGAATATTACACAAACGACAGTCTCGATGCGTCCGGTCTCGAAGTGATATCCAAATACACAGACGGAACATCAAGGAAGCTGACAGATTATAGTGTATCAAAACTTGATAGTTCTTCTGCTGGCGAGAAAGAAATTTCCGTAACGCATAAAAATTATACAGCCACATTCAAAGTAACAGTGTATGAATTGAAAGGAATCCGAATTTCGCATTATCCAAACAAGATTTATTATAAAATTGGAGAAACATTCGACCCATCAGGGCTAACTGTTGTGGAAGTAAGGAATGATGGAAGTGAAAAAGAAATTACAGACTATACAATATCTGGTTTTGACAGTTCAAAAGCAGGGTCGAAGACCATAACAGTATTTTATAACATGACTTCTGACGGCATTACCAGATTTGTTGGTTCCGACAGCTTTCAAATTAAAGTAACAAACGATGGAAAAAACCCATTTGATGATAGTTCAAGCGGTGGTTCTGGTGAAGTTGAAGAAGAAAAAAATGAACCAATCAATGTTACAGTACACTGGATTAACGGTGAATTTACTGACCTTACAAATGAAAATATCGACCAAAATACGCTTGTTTTGCAGGAGTCTATTTGCTCAGAACAGTATTTTATCTTCGGCGGTTGTGTCTGCAATCAGATAACGTTTCAGGCTCACCACGACCAGTTTAACGGTACCTCGGAAGAGTTTTATCCCTCTGGCAAAATCGAAGTTTACATCGAGAGAAAAGGAACGAAAATTAAAATTTTCACAGGTGAAATCGACAGTGCAGAGCGAAAAGCAAACTCCCTGACACGTAATTTTATCGCATATGATTATCTGTATAAATTACGAAATACTGACATTGCACGGTGGTATAAAAACCAGACGACTGATAAAAAGAAAAAGCTGACTCAGAAGCAATTTAGGGATAAATTATTTGAGTTTTTGGGACTCGAACAAGTTAGTACAAAACTGCATTGGGACGACACCTATGTGCCTGATACGAATAACTCAAATGAGATGAATGTAGTGAACATTCTGAAAGATTTATGCTTGCAGAATGACCGTTTTGGATGGATGAATAGGGATGGCAAGTTTGAGTACCTGAAGCTTCACCAGAACAGTTATAGGTACGGGCAGACTACCGGTAATCAGAACATTTATAAATACTACAACAACGAAGAAATTCACCTCGATACGTTCAAAAGTTTTACCGCAAAAGAGGGCAGAATCTGGTTCCCGAATATTATATTTTGTGACCCCGACCCGAATAGAGCCTTTGGCTTTACACAAGGTGACTATACAGCGCAAGAAGCGTATGATAACAACGTTTATTACAACAGAAATAGCTTCTTTGTAGGAAATGAAGACTGGCTAAATTACGTTTGGGATGCAGACGAATATGGTGGTATTTCAAGGGCTAAACCAATTATGAAGATTTGCTATGGCGTATTCGTAAATCAAGATTTGCGGAAATATTACCGTGCACAGGGATATACTGCCGAGGTTCAGGGAAACCCACTGAATATGGTTGGGCAGGCAGTCGAACTCTACTATAAAAAGCTGATTCAGCACGACGATCAGGAACCTACAGAACTGCAATGGTACGTTCATTCATACATCATGAGCAGGACGCTCAAAATCGGCGCTACAGACATGATTGACACCTATTCTGCTAACAATGCACCGTTTAATAGTAACAGCCGACAACTTGGAAAAGACACGCCTGAGATATCCGCAACCGTCAACCGCACCCGATCAGAAATGCCGACAATCAGTTATGCGGAATTTACGGACGGTTCGGATTCTGAATTTTCGCCGGCAATGATTGACGATTTTACAGATGGTTCTGGTGGCTCTGGTAGCACTTCTGAGCAATTAAAGAAAGCACAATTAAGATGTGTAAAACGAATAAAAAAAGCTGATTATGACGCTCTGGTAGCCGCAGGAAATGACCGGGCAGATACACTTTATTTCACATTCGAGGAGAAATGATAGGATGATATATAAGGCATTTTTGAACAGACAGGAAATCACTGGGTTTCCTGTCAAAGGCAAGGACGTAACGAAGATTTATGGTGGCGATATTTTACTGTGGGAAAAATCTGGAATACCTCCAATGAAAGAAATTTGTGCTGTAAGAACAGTGTGGACACACGTCGACTATGACGGCACTCAATATCCTTGTGAATGTGAAATTTCTGTTCGTAATCAGACCGAAGATGGAAAAATATATTTCACAGATATTGAAAAAGCTGGAATATATGTCAAACAAGAATCTGGCCGTTCATATTATGAATCAGCATGTATTATGTTTAAAGCGAAAAGAGTCCCTAGCACTATATTACAGTATATTAACCAGAAAAATGTATTGTACACGTTAAGAATGAGAAACATGAAAGGAGAACTTCTTGACGAAACCATTAGTTGGGAAATGAGCCACAATAGCGTGAAAGGGAACGGAAATATATTTGGAGTTGGTACCTCAAATAGTGATGGAACATTTTCGGTTTTACCACGACCTTTGAATTATGGACCTGGTCCTTCGACTTCCAACTTTCCTGCAACAATATACACATCAGGAAGCGGCGCATTCAAATCGGCAGAAGATGTTCTTAAATATATGCTTGAAGAATAGGTTCCTTTAGGATGCAAAATTAGGAATTTTTGCTTATTTCAATATTAATTTCGCCAAATAAGAGCCCCAAAACCGCAAATAAGAGCGCATTTTCCATAAAAATCGAAATGAGCCCTTATTCGTCCAAAAACCATCAAAAACTCAGTCCTGACAGTACTAAAATGTGAATACATTAAAAATAAAGAATGAATAATTTGTAAACGTAAATTTTGCTTGTTTTCAGAATAATTCAATTATCTGAGAAAATAATAAAATCCAAAAATAAATATTCTGTCAACGAGCAATTTTCGTTTACATAATATCTCAATGTAACGTTACAATAACGTTACCAGTAACGCAATGTAACGCAATAGAATAAGAATAAGAAATAGAATAAGAATATAATTAATATATATACAAGATATATATTAATCGTCGAATAAGTGCTATTCGACCCTGACATTCTCAATTCGTTTCAGCCCAAAGCGAACCATTTTTATTAACAACCTTGTATTTGACTCATATAGCGATTTTACGTGCGACTCGATAAAATCCTCGAACGACATATAAAAATTGATTTTAGGGGAAAATACGGAGCTTACAAGGCATATTTAGCAGAAAGGAGCAACACAATATGACAAACGAGCAGAAAGCAGTTCTCAGGAAGATTATTTATGCAGTCGAAACCGGCGGACAGGTTTACGGACAGCAGGATTATTCGGACTTCACGGAAGCCTATGAGAATAATTCAGATGAACATGCAATCACGATTGGAGCAGGAGCGTGGTACGGAACCGAAGCCAAGGCGCTTCTGGAACGAATTTACGATGCTGACCCGGAACAGTGGGAGAAGATGGACAAGGTCAGACTTCTGGAACAGGTCCAGACCGCAAACTGGGAATGCTTTAATATTTCCAGAGTGTCACAGCTTGCCGATACCATAGTTGCCCTTATTTCGTCCGATTTGGGCGTTAAATGTCAAGATAGCCTTATGGATGAACAATTAGCCACCTATGCAGAAGAAGCCCTTAAACAGGGCGTTACGGACGCTAGAGCGCAAGCTATGTGTGTGAACTTTAGACACCAAGGCGGACAGGGAGCAGTAACGAGGATTCTGGCAAAGACTCAGAAGCCATATACGCTCGATAATCTCTATGCAGCTTGTCAGACGGACACAGGGAATCAAGTCGGGGCATATGAGAGCAGGCAGAGATTTGTTTATGGCGCATTAAAGACATATTTTCCGGAAAGTGAGGAGACAGACATGAACGCAATTGATAAATTAATCCAGATCGCAAAGAATGAAACCGGATATCTTGAAAAGGCAAGTAATAGTCAGCTTGATAGTAAGACAGCAAATGCCGGAGAAAATAATTATACGAAATATTGGCGTGATATTAAGCCGGATTATCAAGGACAGCCATGGTGCGCTGCATTTGTTTCGTGGTGCATGATGAAAGCATTCGGCTTAGACACAGCGAAGAAACTTTTGAAACACTGGCCATACGTTTATTGCCCGACAATGGCGGATTTGTTTACTCTGAACGGCAATCCAAAAGTCGGAGACATTGTTATTTTCTACAGAAATGGAGAATTTACGCATACTGGAATCGTAATAAAAGTGTCAGGAGATCGGTTCTGGACAGTCGAAGGAAATACTTCTGGTGGCTCTACAATTATCGCAAATGGTGGTGGTGTATGCCAGAAAAGTTACTACAACAGCAACCTTCCCGGAACAAAATTCTGCACTCCAAATTACAGTTTAGTTAAAAATACAACGTCAGTTTCAGACTCAGATACAGTCAAAAAACAGAACACTAGAGCCTACATTGCACAGATTAAAAAAGGCACAAAATGTTATACAAAATCAAACAAAAACAGCCCATCTAAACTGTTTCCAAAACTGAAAAAAGGTGCAGTTGTAGAGGTGATGAAGTACACAGAAACCGACAGCTCGGGACTCAAATGGTACTTCATCCGCATCCCTTATCCGAACGATGATGGGTTCGTTTTTGAATTTATTCCAAAAGGAACATTCACCAGAATTACAGATATTTCTAAATGACAGTTGTAATATGACTTTTATAATGCTATAATAAAACGTGTTCGATATAGTAGTTCGTATTGCAACCCTTTTATTTATTAAGTGTTGAAAATGAAAATGACCGCCAATTACTCCTTCCCGGGTTGGCGGTCATTCTTCGCTGTCAGCTGATGTATTCTTCGTACTTTTCTTTAATTTCCTTTGCCCCATTCTGTCTTATCTGGACAATGTCCCCAGAATCCATGACGAAATTATCACCTGCCGACTGAATATGATCCATGTTCACCAGATAACTCTGATGGCAGCGCAAGAATCGCTTATCAGACAGCTTTTCTTCCAGATCGTTCAGCTTGCAAGTGGTCACGAAACATCGGTTATTTGTAGCGAAAATATGGCAAACTCTTGCCTGACTCTCGACGTACTCAATTTCATCGTATTTGAGCCGGTTTATCTGCCTACGGAATTTGAACGTCAATGTTTCATCCCTCATCTGTGACAGAATCTCGTCAATAGCCCGGTATATTCTGCCGTATTCCTTGCCCTTGACCGCATACTGCATAGCGCCGACGTCAAACGCTTCTTGCAGATGAGAATCGTCGGCTGTCCAGAAAATAATCTTTCCATCGTATCCGACATCTCGGAGCTGGTTCGCAATCTCCAAACCGTTCTCATTTTCCAGAATCATATCCAGTACAATTACATCGTACCATTTACCCTCTTTCACATCTTCAACAAGCGGATAACCTGCCGAATACTCGTTGATTTCATAGCGATAATCTCTTTTGCGCCGTAAGAATCCCGATACGCACTCTTTAAACAAGTCAACTTCAAGCTGGTTATCGTCACATATGGCTATTCTCATATGCGCACCCTCCTTTCGTAGTCTCAATTTGTCAAAATACGCCATGATTTTGACAGTACACACATTTTTCTTCTTGCTTGTGGTATTATTGTCCCACAAACAAAGTGTAGCACTTGAAATTGTTAGTGTAAAGCATTAAAGTTTGACATAATTCGCAAAATATGGTTTCTGTGTCCGGGAGGATGTGTGGATAGAGAGACTGCCTGCGAGAACGACAGGCAAAAGAAAGAGGGGCGGTTGCCCCTCTTGTTTATTTCGCTAAATATAAAACTGAAACAGTATCTATTTTTACGCACATTCCATTCTCTAACGGTAGATTCCCAATTTCACTGGAATACAAAGAATTAATGCTTTCTAAGTCAGAACCAAGACTTTCTTTATATTTTTTTGAAGCGACATGGTATTCTTCTGAATGTTCGTAATCATCATTCTTATAATCATCGTAGCTGTCATATACGCTGATAATTCCTGCTCCGTCGGTTATTGAAAAGGTGTACTTTCCGGCAGGAATATCTTCGCCAATAATATAAACACCTGGATTTAGCCTGCCGGTATCATCAAGAGATTCGTTTTCCTGAGAATCAGAATTTTCACTTTCTACATCTTTTAAAACAGCTTCTTTTAATTTAGTTCCGTCTGAAAGGCGCGTAATTGACAGTGAATCATCCCAAATTGAGCAAGCCAGAGTATCATTTTTGAAATTCCAAACGTTTGTTAGAACTACTCCATCATAACCACTTTTATAGAAATCGTCAGTAACATAATCATAATCATACCAATCCTGCTGAGATGCGTCCGACAATACACCGGAAACCTTTGAAGCAAATGTGCCAACTTCATCATCTGGCACGTTCTCACTTATAACGATGCTTAGATGCAAGGACTTAGTGTTTTTGTCAATCACACATTCAGATGCTTCGACAAACCCATCTTCGCCATTGATCTTATTAAGCATTTCATTAATGTTGTCAAAGGAAGTAGCACTGGCATTGACAGGCGAAATGCATAAAAAAGCACACATCGTTATAATTCCGCAAACTCTCTTTTTCATAAAACCCTCTTTTCTGCTAAATAAATCTCATATACTGCACTGCAATAAAAACTACTTCAATGATTCCAACAATAATTCCGAACCATGAGCCAATATGTCTATATTCCTCTTTCTTTGTGCCAATATCTACTAATCCTACAATTGCTCCTGCCAGAGCCAGAGGAAACGACAGGATAATTGGCAGCGGAAGAATGAATGCCACACCTGCCAAAATACAGGAGATGACACTCAGGGTTGAATCCTTTTTCTTTTCGCCCTTGCTCATACAATCCCCTCCCTTGTTAAAATTTTACAATATTATACCACCTCATGCAAATTGTGCATAGTAAAATATTAAAAAAATAGATTGTTTTTGCAGAAAAATTCCATGATTTTGCACTTCCCAGAAAAATTACACAAGTTTGTGCTATAATGCGTGATATATTTTTAGAAAGAGTTGGTAGTAATGGAAAAGAACAGATACAGGATAGTCGTATTCATCCTGATATTTTACGAAATATTCTGTGCGGTGCATATACCGTCGCATGATATAGCAGAACGCCACCGCAGAGATGTGCAGATCACAAAGGAAGCTGCGGAACAAATTTGTTCCGCTCAGATGCAGGAGTTGAGCGAGATCAAGGAAATTTGCAATGTCAGATGTTATATTCGCAAAAGCATAATTTTCTTTGCGATTGCGAAGTTTGCCTACGAAATAACAAAAGTCCATGTGTATATTTGGCAGTTGCCAAGGGGAAATATCGGTGGTATAATAATGAAAACGAACTAATGTTCGGTTCTATTTCCCACAAGCCGGGCATATACTGTAATGTAGGTGGTAGTTGTGACAGGGAGGGCTATTTATGGATTATAAAGAGAAAATAATGGCTTTATTAGAAAAGGTTAAAACAGAAGGAACATTAAAACGGGTATATAAACTGTTAGAATATTTGTATTTAAAAGAAAAGTAAAAATAAAAGCCCCTGCGTTTACAGGGGCAAATTTGTTATTCTGTTTTTAAATCATCTGGAGAAGCCGAAAAATAATATTCGAACTTAGAACTATCATATTTTGGTCCTATCATTTCATTGATTTTGTCTGCAACGGCAGTTCCCATTTCTTCTCCAAATTCCGAATCCTCTACTTTAGTTTTCTTATACTCCGTAAAGATGTTACCCCACCAATATATATTTGGCTTTTGGACTATCCCTTAAAAACGCGCCCGCATTTTTTGCATTGATATTTAGTAGAAAAGAAGCCCCTGCTAATTATCTGCACATTGGCGCTCCGACAAGTGATTGCCGGGCATTTTATTTTTCTGGTAATTTTGTCGATAGTTTTTCTTTTTCTCATTTAAGTCCTCCTTGGTGATTTTTTATATATTATAATACACAAAGGACTGATAGTATAGTTAAAACGCAAAAAAAGACTGGGATTTTTACCCCCAGTCCTTTTTTATTAGTTGCTTTCTAATTCGGTCAAAATTTCTTCAAGCTGTTTCCAATGCTCTTCACTAAGCTTTGCGAATTTAACAAGGATTTTTTTTACAAATTCATTATCCCCGGTCATTACCGAATCTACGATAGCCTGCGCATCGCCATCGTCGTCCATAAACATGTTACCGTCGCCGCTCACAAGCCAGTCATAAGAAACCTTATAAGTAGTACAGATCAATTTTAGAAAATCGTCATCTGGAACTGTTCTTCCAAGTTCTATATTTTCAATTTTACCACGGCTTTTTAAACCGAGTTTTTTTGCAAAGTCTTCTCTTGAAAGTCCTAAGTATTTTCGCAGCTCTTTCAACCGCTCGCCCATTTACCCACCTCCTTTCTTTATTTTATGGTAACAGTATAACATTTTTAAAATACGTTGTCAACGTAAAAATATTTAAAAACACGTTGACAATGCGTTATAGATGTGATATTATACGTTCATAACGTAAGAGAGGTGGAGGTGAACAAATGTCAGAAGAAAAGAGACAGCTTATCAGAGATGTAACAACACGAATCAATAAGCTTCCGGCAGATAAGCAACACTACATTTTGGGATACATGAATGGCGTTGCTGATACTGTTGAGAGTGATACTCAGAAAGAAGAAGCAACAATTAGAGATAGTAATTAGAGAGGAGACGATATTACGGAACAGTTAATACCTATTAATTACAGTAGTGAACAACCTACTGTATCAGCCAGAGAGCTGTATGCAGGGCTTGAAATTACAGACAGATTTTCGAGATGGTTTGAAAGAATGTCTGCATATGGTTTCACTGAGGGAAGCGATTTTACAAGCGTGAAAAGTTCCACACTTGTAAATAACGGAGCAGAAAGAGAAATTTCTGATTATCAAGTTTCTATAGACATGGCAAAACAGATTTGCATGATTCAGCGGTCAGAAAAAGGCAGACAATACCGACAGTATTTCATAGACCTTGAAAAAGCATGGAACACACCAGAACAGGTTTTTGCCAGAGCGTTGAAGATAGCAGACCAGACCATTGCGAAGCTGAAAGATTCGGTCAAGTCACTGTCAACGGAAATCAGTGTCAAAAACCAGATAATCGGCGAACTGAAACCGAAAGCCGACTACTATGATGAAATCTTAAAGAATCCGGGACTTGTGACCATTACCCAGATTGCTAAGGATTATGGAATGTCTGGGAAGAAGATGAACGATATTCTGCATGACATCGGAATCCAGTACAAGCAGAGCGGACAGTGGTTACTGTACAGCAAATATCACTGTATGGGCTATACACATTCCGAGACCGTTGATATCGTGAGATCGGACGGTAGAACGGATGTGAAGATGAATACTAAGTGGTCACAGAAAGGAAGAATATTTCTTTACGACAAGCTGAAAGAGAGTGGGATTCTTCCGGTGATTGAGCAGGAGATGACAAAATGATAAAAAACTGATGAACTTCGAGGAATATTTGCGAAGAATAGAAAATCTCAGACGGACGTTGCCAAAATGCTTGGAATTACGCCAAAAACATTTTATGGAAAGATGCAGAAAGGAATTTTCAACAGTAATGAGATTCAGACAATGATTGATGAATTTCATATCGAAGACCCGATTGGTGTTTTCTTTGCTAAAGCAGATTAATCAGGAGGTGAGAATGTGAAGATTGCCGACGAAACAATTATCAAGTTTAAAAACGGAGAGACGTTGCGTGCCCCGGCAGAGGTGTATGAAAAAATTAATTTCGACAAACAGTCAATTGTTGAATACGAATGGAATGAAAACGGAATTAATAATAAAATTCAGTTTTCCCTTAAGGATGTGCTCTATATTGGCAGAACAACAAAGAGCACATCAGGGGAAAAGTCTAACGATTAAAAGTAGCGTCGAGATGGAGAACAATTATTTACTTTCTCTTTATCCAGTTCATTGAGAAAGTAATATTCATCGTGGGAATCCAGAAGATCAGCAAATTCTGCACGGTATTTGAAGTATCTCTGGCAGATATGAGGGTTGTCCAGGCTTCCCGGTAATTCAGCGCATAACTTAGCAACAGCCAGATCATGAGCGATTTGTAACTTATCCATAAAAACACCTCATTTCATAATGAGAGTATACCACACAAAAAAAATGGAGGGACATAAAAATGGTAAAAGCATTAATTCTGTCAGCTCTGATCGGCGGTATGTCACCGTACTTGCCGTTCTGGAGATTTGACAGCGTATCACAGCCGGTTGCAGTAGCAATCGCAATGTTTATCTTATCATTCGTGGTTATTTACCCGGATGAAATTAAAAGAATCGGAGGAAATTAACAGTTAAATATAAATTATAAAATCATATAAGCGTATGTTGAGTTTTACAAGATATTAGAGTGGAATATATTTCCAGGCATCTATAAATCTCAAGACTTATGGAGAAAAATTTGCAAGCTGACACTGAAACGTTAATGCAAATATGTACGGATACGTTAGTCCGGAATTTACGCCTATGGAGAGTACAAGAACTTGTGAGTAGATAGATATTTATATCATCAAAAGCATACTCGTTGAAGTAGGAATGAAACATAGAAGTTTATAACTTTTTATAAGTTTTCAGTAACGGAAAAGAAAGATGATTGAGACAAAAATGGGAGAACTTACACTCAAAGGCGATAAAACAGAATTAATAGCTGACTTAGCTGTTATCGTTCGGGGAATCAAAGAATCCATTATGGAAGATGGCAAAGAAACAGAGGAATCTGTGAAGCGGGAGATTGACGAAGCGGTCAAAATCGGATTGATGAACGAAGAAGAGTTTGAGACCGTTCGAAAAGAAAAAAATCAAGGAAATTGCAAAAACATTGTTTGGTGAATTGTTTGGAGGGCTTTTCGATGAAGATAAATGAATTTGACAAGACCGTAGATGAGCTGTACCAGTTATGTAGACGCGTCCAGAAAGAAACCGGCAGAACGGTAGCATTTCATTTCGCAAATTACAAGATCGGATGCAGCTTGCACATCAACATATATAAGAAAGAGTCATTAAGAGAGTTTGATATGTACAGCATTGCAGAGGGTGGTTATCAGCAGGAAGAAAATGTGAAGAAGGTAACTGACCATTTAAACAAAATTCTGATGGACAACAAATGTCCGTATTGTGAGGGGGATTGTGATGGAGAAAGAAAATAAGATGGATTTCAGAGCAGAGACCGTAGCCGAGGAATACGCTGAGCTTGTCGGTAGGATGAAAGCGTTTGAAGCGTATCTAAACACTACCGAAGCAGATACGTATTTAAAGAAAGAAGTTTGTGCAGCTATGCTCGGACTGAATTTGGAGGACAAGGAAAAATGAAATGCTATAAGGGATTTGACAAAGGCTTAAAATGCCGTGATTTTCAGTATGAAATCGGCAAGGAGTATGAAGAAGAAAGAGCCGAGATTTGCGATACTGGATTTCATGCTTGTGAGAATCCGTTGGATGTATTTGGATATTATGCACCGGCTGATTCCAGATATTGCGAAGTCGATCTGGATGCAAACGATCAGAAGTCTGACGACAGCAAGAGAGTAGGAAAGAAGATTTCTATTAAAGCAGAAATCGGAATTGCCGGAATTATTAAAGCCGGTGTGGAGTACATCAAAGATCAGGTTAACTGGGACGATGATAAAAAGTCCAACACCGGAAACCAGTCAGCGGCAACCAACACCGGAAACCGCTCAGCGGCAACCAACACCGGAAGCTGGTCAACGGCAACCAACACCGGAAACCAGTCAGCGGCAACCAACACCGGAAACTGGTCAGCGGCAACCAACACCGGAAGCTGGTCAGCGGCAACCAACACCGGAAACCGCTCAGCGGCAACCGTAGAAGGAAAAGAGAGCGTTGCAATGGCAATTGGACGCAATTCCAAAGCAAAAGGGTCTATTGGATGCTTTATTGTACTTGCTGAATGGAAGGAATTTGAAGACGAAACATACCATATTGTAGATGTGAAGTCTGCGAAAGTAGACGGAGCAAAGATAAAACCTGATACATTTTATAAACTTGTAAATGGAGAATTTATTGCAGAAGAGTAAAGGTTTGGCTCCATGGGTACCGGAAATACCACACGGAGCCGCGTATCTAACTTAATTGGCTAAGTTAAATACAGGACAAGTATAACACACCTTCCTGTATTTATCAAATAAATAATTAGGAGGGCATTTTTTATGTCAAAAACACACATCCAGAACGCAGAAACATCAACACTTGCAAGCGAGATCATTTCCGACCTTGAGAAAGAAAGAAAGAAACTTAAAGTCGAAAACAAGAATCTCAGAGAAACAGTAGTAACACTCGGCTTAATGCTGACAAAAATTTTGAAAGAGGGCGATTCGGAAAATGAAAATGCGTAGCGAAAATCAGGTTCTTTTGTCCGGAGATATTCCGCAGGGATTTATCCAGACACATGAAAACCATAATGGCAGGAAGATGTATACCGGAGAAATACACATTTTCCGAGACAACTGTATTTACGACGTTATTCCTGCAATTGCAACAGAAGAAATGGTGAAAAGAGGAACTGATTTTACCGTTTCCGTGTATGGAGAAATGAGAAGCCGGAAGGACCATAAACTTACAGTAGATTATGTCACGGCGTTGGGAATAGATTATCTTGACAGACCGGAAGAAAAGGATGCAAACGAAGTATACCTGATCGGAGATGTGATTAACATTATCCCGCTGAAAGTAGTAAAAGAAGAGGGAGAAGAAAAAGGAAACTGGATTCTTGCCAGAGTCCTGTTAAGCGTTAAGAGAGCTAAGAGACGTAACGGGCACCAGAAATCAGACTGTATTTCATGCCTTGTCTGGAATGAGAATGCTGAGACCGTTAGAAACCTTGAGAAAGGGCAGAAGTTAAAGGTATTCGGAAGATTCCAGAGCCGAGAAAGATGGTGTTCAGAGAAACAGGAGAGAATCACGGAACTGGATGTATCGGTAAAGAGATTGGAGATTTTGTAATATGAAAAAAATCGAAGTAAGAGAGATTAGATTGACCGACTTTAAAGGTCAGTCGGAAAAGAAAATAGAGTTTGGACACAGAACAGTCGTTTCCGGGAAAAACGGATGCGGGAAAACCACACTGGCAGACGCTCATATGTGGGAGTTTTGCGACAAGGATTACGGTTTAAAGAGCAACCCGGATATCAGACCTGATGATGGTAGAGAATGTCTACCAAGAGTCGATATTGACCTTGTAATTGATGGAAAGCCAGTAAGCGTAGCAAAGTTCCAGAAGCGCACAGAAAGTAAACCAAAGGACGGGAAACCGGGCAAGGTTGCATTATCCAACAAATACGAAATCAACGGCGTTCCGAAAGCTGAAAGAGATTTTAAAGCCGATTTGAAAGAACGAGGGTTTGACTTTGATAATTTTCTTATGCTGTCGCATATGGAAATCTTCACAGACTTGAAAGATGCAGATGCCAGAAAGATTCTGTTTTCCATGTCAGATGGTGCCGGAAAATCAGATTTAGAGATTGCCAAGACGGTTCCAGACTGTGCCGAACTGATACCGCTTCTGGAAACCTACAAGGCAGATGAAATTAAAGCCATGAACAGTGCAACGCTGAAAAAGGCAGAGGAACAGTTGAAAGCCATTCCAAACCAGATCATAGGTATGGAACAGGCAAAAGTTGACGCTGATGTTGCAGAACTGGAATTACAGAAAAATGCATTACAGGAACAGATTTCTGACATTGAAAAGCAGCTTACACAGACAGAAAACGAGCGTATCAGCAAGCTCAGAGTAGAACTTTCAGACTTAAGTATTCGGAAAAATTCTTTTGAGCTAAAAGCACGCGAAGAAATCTCGGCAAGGAAAGCTGAAATTCAAATCAAAATCAATGAGTTGGAGTCAGAGAGGAATCTGAAAGCAGCCGAATTAAACAGAAAAACTTCCGATTTGGAGAGCTTGAGAGCACAGAAGAAAGAACTTCTCGAAAAATTACAGAACGCTAGAACACAATATCCCAAAATCAAGGATGCAGAATGGGACAACACAGTTCTGGAAAATATTGAATCTGAGACATTCAATGATGCAGAGGCCATTTGCCCGACTTGCGGTCAGAATCTTCCGCCAGATCAGATTGAACAGTTGAAGGGAAAATTCGAGCAGAAAAAACAGGAAAGAATCAATCAGCAGTTAAAAATCAAGGAAGAATGGGAGCAGGACAAGAAACGTAAGCTTGATGAAGTTATTCAGACTGGAAATAAAGCGTCTGCCGACATGAAAGAAGCACATAAGCAGGAAGAAACTCTCACATCTGAAATTTCCAAACTGACAGATGAATTAGAGCAGATCAAAACTTCGTTGGATGCAGAAAACAAGAATATGGAAGCTATACCAGAAAAGCCAGACTTCTCAGGGAATGCCGAATATCAGCAGATTCTTACATCAATCAAAGAGAAAGAGCAGGAGATTAATTCTCTGGACGATGGCGAAGAAGCAAAGAAACAGCTTTCAGAGCAGTTATACGGCAAGAAACAGGAACTGGCAGCAGTTAATCAGAAAATCGGAGAAGCCAACAACAACGTCCGAATTGACGAACAGATCGAGAAGCTTCAGGAAAGCCAGAAACAGTACGCACAGAGCAAGGCTGACGCACAGATGATTCTGTATGAACTGAAATCCCTGAGCATGGCGAAGAATACAGCCCTTGAAGATGCAGTAAACCAGTATTTTGACGGAGTTAAAGTGAAGCTGTTTGATACACAGAAGAACGGCGAAGTCGTAGATGCTTGCATCTGGTACGTACAGGACAAGGACGGTAACTGGAAGAAATTAATCGGGAATGCCAATACAGCCCTCATGATGAAAGGGGAAATTGCCATTATGGATGGTTTGCAGAAGTTTTACGGCATGAGTTATCCGATATTCGTAGACTGCGCAGCAGAACTTGACAACAGCAGTCTGGCAGGTATTAAGGCAGATGCACAGTTGATATTCTTGAAAGTTGCCGAGGGGGATATGACAGTAACGGAAGTTTAATAATTATCAGAAAAGGAGAATAAAAATGGCAGAAACTTATGACATTTCAAGAGCAACAAAAGTGCAGGAAAAATATTGTGCCGAAAAAGGTTATCCGCATTTTGCGCCACAGAGCGGAAAATGTTTCAGTTGCGGACAGAATATCTATTCTGAAAAAGGACGAACAAGAAGCGGAAAAGAGTGAAATGGAATTTCTGTTGAGAGAGCATCAAAGGAATTAATTACAGGATGCCCGTTTTGCAATAGAACTTATTGTGATTAATAGAAAAGGAGAATTGTTATGGCAGAAACAAAAACATTCAACACCACTCTTTCAGTATGGACAAACAGTTATGTAGACCTGATGAAAGAAGATTTGGAAACAAGAGGAATGGAGTTCGACTCTTATTCAAAAGAATGCGTGGTGTCAGCAATGGCAGCTATTTATCAGATGATTCACGAAAGCGGAACTGACATGAAATCGGTCAATACATCAAATTTAAAGTCTGTTATGCAGAAAGTAGCAGCATTGAAGCTGAACGCAAATGCACAGCCGAGAGAATGTTATTTCCAGATTAGAAACGTAAACATAGCGGCGAAAGGGCAGAAACCTCAGTGGGAGAAGAAAATCGAATTTGCGATTGAGGGCGATGGGAATGACGCTCTTGTAAGTAGATATGGTGTCAATGTGGCTAAAGTATTCCCGTACTGGAAAGTTAGAGAGGGTGACAAATATACACCTCCGAGACATAAGGGCGTAGAGATCACACCGCCAGAATGGGAAGAATCCGGTGTAGGTAAGGTAGTCCGTATCGTATATCCAATTCAGTATAAAGACGGACATATTGAATATCTTTCTTGCGAAAGAGCAGATGTACTGAAGAATCTTGCAGCGCACATCAAGAATAATCTCCAGAATGAAACGTTTGGAATTTGCGCAGACAGATATAAAGCTACAGATGCGCAGAAAGCTCAAATTGAAGCAAAGAAAAAAGAGATCATGAAAAAGGTCGCTGACATTGGAGAACTGGAAGCAATCATTGATTGCGAGGAGTTAAGACCGTACATTTCACCGTCTTATTACGAAACACAGTCAAGAGAATCAATGATTATTCGTAAAATGCGTAACAACATCATGAAGTCCATTCCTAAAAGATGGGACAATCCAGTACAGGCTTACGAATACAACATGATGGACGCTACATACAGAGAAGTACAGGAAGAAATCGAGCAGAACGCCAATGCAGAAGAATTTATCCCAGATGAGCCAGTAGCAATCGAAGAACAGCCCAAGCAGCCGACAGTCGCAGAAGTCGTAAAGACTGCCGAGAAAGAACCAGTTCAGGCAGCAGGGCAGGAATCAAGCATCCCAGATTTTATGAAGCAGGAGGAGATGTGATCGCATATGATGTACTTCGACTGCATCAATTTTGATCGGTGCGACTCAGGAAAGTTCGGCAAATATATGGCTTGTATCGGGCGGCGTGAAAACTGCCCGTACTATGAGTCAGTAAAAGACTATTTCGAGAAACGAGGTGAGAACTATGAGGATTATATCGCAGGATGGAAAAATCAATATTCCGTATGAAATGACAGCGTTGCTTGTTTCAGACAACTACATACAGGCGGTATTTTCCGGAGGAATACAGCAGAGTCCATATGTGATGGCAATGTACTCGACACAGGATAAGTTGCAGGATGCACTTGATATGCTTGATAGAAGATTTGTCGGCATGGGTGATGCGATATTTAGATTTCCAAAGGATGGGGAAGCATGAAGATATTAAAATCGGAAATAGATTGGGATAAAACAATAAATATTCAAATGACTTTGAAAGAATTTAAACTGCTACAGGATTGCCTGTTTTCAGTTTCTTATTCGGAATTAGAAAAAACTCAAGAAAAAATCCCATATTCTTATGATGATATGCAGGAAACAATTAAACAGTCAGAAACAATATCAGAACAGTTATTTTGTAAATAAGGAAAGTGAGGTGATTCAAAATGTTCATGCGAGTAATAAACACAGGTAGTCAGCCAGGGAACTGCTACGCACTTAAATCCGAATCTAGCGAAATCTTACTTCTGGATTGCGGATGTAGATATTCAGAGATTCTAAAAGGAATTTCCTACATGATATCAGAAGTTTCGGGATGCTTACTAAGTCATGAACATGGTTAATTAAGGCGACCATAAGAAGTCGTGCAAAGAAATATTGAACGCCGGCATCCAGATTTACACCAATGACGAGACAGTTAAGAGTGTAAACACAATCTCTGGCGAGCTGATGATCGGCTTACTAGAAAAGAAATCGAAGGACATAGGTTCGTTCCGGGTAACGCCTTTCTACGTCCCGCACGACAAGACGCCAAACTTTGCATACCTGATATTTCACGAAGAATGTGGACGACTGATATATGCGACAGACTTCTCATATTTGCCGTTCACATTCAAGAACATGAGAATAAATCACTTCCTTATAGAATGTAATCATCTTGACGAATCGCCGGAGCAGGATTCATTTAAGTTTGAACACTCCATCCGGGGGCATAGCAGCTTATCTACTGTAAAAGAGATTATCCGAGTGAACAAGACCGCTTCGCTCAGAACCATAACGCTGTGCCACCTGTCAGAGGGATGGGGAGACCCGGAAGTGATGCAGAAAGAGATACAGGACGTTGCCGGAAATGATGTTCTGGTGCAGATCGCAAGACCGGGACTGGATGTTGATTTGAATTTATGCCCGTTTTGAAAGGAGAAAAAATGGAAATTGATAAATCAAAATTAAAGTTGGGAATTTGGTATGAGGATGAAAACGGAAATTTAATTAAGCCAGAAGATGATTTGGCATGTGAAGCACCAGAAGGAGCGAGAACGTACCATTCCTGCTTTCCGTTACAAATAACAGAACACGTTTATGTAGTGCATGGCAAAGCTGAGAAAGAAGCGTGCAAGCACAAACGGAAATATTGGAAAAAGGATACAGGTCTGATAAGGGGATTAAAAGGCCATATATGCACTAATTGTGGGTGTAGTCAAACAAGAAAGTGGTGGCAGCCATGGGGAAGAAAATGGGATTACGGAACGGATACTACACCACTTATTGACTTTCATACAAGTATTGGAGGTGGAAATCAAGATGTCATAATGGCAATGGTAAACAGCGGAGATTATACATTACAGGAAGCACTTGTTGTTTTTTCTACGGCCTGCGAAAGATGTATGAATGTGCTTGCATATAAGTATTTGAATGGAGCGGATGGATACGAAGAATATTCAGATGAGTGGGAAAAATGCAATACTGAATGCGATTTTTGCAAGAATAGTTAAATTGAGATTCACGAACCAGACAGGGAGGAAACAAAATGAAACAGTGGACAGAAGAAGAACTTATTAACGATGGAAACAGATTAAGAAATGCTGAAATTACAAATGTATCATTGAATTTTAAAGATCACGGAGTACTCACCCTTGACCTCGCTCTTTCTGGCGGTGGCTGGGGCGTTGTATTCGGAGGATATGTTTTAGGACATGGTTACCTTGGCTCGGAAAACTTTAAAGGTTCAAAGGCAGGGCTTGAAGCGATTATGAGAATCATGGACGTTGTTGGCGTAGATGACCTGACAGAAATGAAAGGAAAACACGTCAGAGTAGCCTTGAAAGGCATTGGTGATTCAGTAAAAATCATCGGAAATTTCATTAAAGATGAGTGGTTCGATTACGGAAGTTTCTTTGATGATAAAAAACAGGAGGAATCAAATTGAATATCGTAATTTTAACAGGGCGGCTCACTGCCGACCCTGAGATGAAATACACGGCGGACGGTTCGCCGGTTGCGAATTTCTTGTTGGCAGTTCAGAGAATGTATAAGAGAGACGGAGACCCGAAATCAGATTTTATCGCTTGCGCAGTTCTTAGAGTGGCGACCGCAGAATTTTGCCAGAAGTATTTGAGAAAAGGGACAAAGGTTATCATCCACGGAAGTTGGAGAACAAGCTGTTATGTGAATGGTGACGGAGAGAAGGTTTACAAAAATAATTGTATTGTAAGTTCAATCGAATTTGCAGAGAGCAGACGGAATAACATTTCTGCCCAGGAGAACGATCCGGTACCGCCACCAGCGCCAAGTATTCCGGGAATGCCGGAGTACGATGCGGATTTGCCGTTTAATTAAAAAAGCACCGACTATTTATCGGCACTTTTTACAAAATCTTGGAGAACAGTAATGACCAGATTATTAAAACTCCTGTTCTCCTGCTTGGCAATTTGCTCAAGCTGTTCTTTAAGCTGTATCGGGAACGTGATGTTAGTTCTGGTCTTATCAGACTCGACGGTCATGTGAAATCCCTCCCTTGTTTTTTAGAACATTGTAGCATTTTTGTCTATCGGTGTCAATTAGATGCCAAAGTGATACCAAAGTGATACCATTTTATCTTGCAATATAGGTGTTGGAGTGGTATCATAGTGGTGTCATAGTGGTATCAAAAATACACCAAAGAATGAATCGAGGTGATAAGTTTTTGAATAACAACTATAAAAATTTTGTAAAAGCTAAGGCGATTGAAGCTGAGAATAAAAAAAGGCTGTTGAAAATCAATCCGAGACTTGACAATAAAAGCGGAATCTATTTTCTGACTAGAATTGATGAAAATGGAATCCAGTATTTTTATATCGGACAGGCAGTTCATATAATTCAGAGGATGTGCTCGCACCTCACAGGTTATCAACATATTGATCTGTCTATAAAAAAACGAGGTTTTTTCAGCATAGATAACCCGTATGGATGGATGATTAACTTTATACATTATCCGGCGGATAAGTTGGATGAAATGGAACAGTTTTGGATTCTGGAATATACCAAAAAGGGGTATCAATGCAGGTACAACAAAACATCTGGTAGCCAAGGCGAAGGAAAGGAGAAGATAAATGAATTTAAGCCTGCTAAAGGCTATAGGGACGGCATACAGCAAGGCAAGAAAGCCCTCGCCAGAGAACTGTCGCATATCATAGATACGCACCTGCAAGTTTCACTGAAGCCAGAGAAACAGAGCAACAAAGTATCAATCCGGGCTTTTGAAAAGTTTCAGAACTTGATTGATGAGAAAACATACGAAAAGGAATCGTGAATATGGACGCATTACGGCATCAAAAACACATGCAATGGATGCAGAACCGTAAGGATATTTATTATTTCATCTGTAAATACGCAATATCTCACAAAGGGACTCCAACAACCAAGAAGATATCTGAGGAACTAGATATTAGTAGGAGTGCAGTTCAAAGGCATCTAAGGCAGTTCGAGGATGATGGATTGATCGTATTTCACGGCACTGGATCACACAGGACATACGAACTGGTAGGAGAAAAAAAGCATGAAACTGTATGACTTAGTAATGGAAGATGGAACATTCGTCGACAGCATGAGCAGAGCGGAGATTTTAGAACGGTTTGGAATTTCCGAAGGGGTATTTCAAAGATACCTGGATAACGGTGATCTGTTAGAAGGAAAATACCGAATAAATGATTACGACTGCGACATAAAGGCAAGGAAATATAAGGATAAGGAATTATTCTTGCAGTTTGACATTCTGACAAAACAGATAAGGAGAGCTATTAGATGGGAAAGTTGAAGATCAAAAAGCAAAAAATCCAAAAGAACTCAATCCCTGCGCCACTTAATGTAACCAATTTTACAATGGAACAGATATCCAGACAGACCGGAGTAAGAATTGAATCTCTTAAAACATATTTGAACGCCAGAGAACAGGAAATTAAAGAGCAACTTATCAAAGAATCACAGGAAAAGTTGTGGAAAGCTGAGGATTATATAGCAGTTGCAAACATTATGATATCATTAATCGCAATCAAAAAAACATGGGGATTCAAGAAATCGAACCAGAGGTTTATTGAGAACATAGAGGCGGCAACGGAATATCTGGAAAAAGTTGGAATCGAAGCCGCATATAAGGAAATCAAGGACGAAATGGAATTGACTTTTGAGTTTGATTCCATTGACATCAATAAGGAGTTTCGGTTTGAAGCAGAATAATTTAATCATAGACGCATTTGCAGGCGGCGGAGGGGCATCTGTAGGAATCGAAATGGCACTCGGAAGATCAGTAGACATAGCAATCAACCATGACCCCGACGCTATCCTGATGCACAAGACGAATCATCCTGAAACACTGCATCTGACAGAGGATATTTTTAAAGTAGATTTACAGAAATACGTCGGAAATCAACACGTAGCGTTGATGTGGGCCTCCCCGGACTGCACAAGCCATTCAAAAGCAAAAGGCGGTCAGCCGAGAAAACAGGGACTTCGCATTCTTCCATGGGCTGTATATAAGCACGCAAAAGTAATTCTCCCAGATGTAATCATTATGGAGAACGTGGAAGAAATCCAGCAATGGGGACCATTGGATGAAAAGGGACATCCGATCAAGGAAAGAGCCGGCGAAGATTATCGAAAATTCATTTCAGCAATGGAAAATATCGGTTATGAATTTGACAGCCGGGAACTGATAGCTGCGGATTATGGAGCACCGACTACAAGAAAACGTTGGTATGCGGTGTTCCGCAGGGATGGAAAACAGATAGTATGGCCAAATCCTACGCATAATCGTTTCGGAATAGGCGGTCTGAAACGATACGAACAGTGTGGAGACTACATTGATTGGTCAGACTTAGGTAAAAGCATCTTTGACCGTCCAAAACCATTGGCAGAAGCGACACAGAAACGCATTGCAAATGGAATCAAGAAATATATCGTTGATAATCCAGATCCTTACATTGTGCAGAGTAAAGATGCACTGGCATTCATAATTCAATATCACGGAGAAACCAGACAAGGCGACTCCAGAGGACAGTTGCTGACTGAGCCGATTAAGACTATTGATACATCAAACAGATATGGTCTCGTGACAGCTTTTATCACGAAATATTACAAGACTGGAATCGGTCAGGGATGTGATGAGCCGTTGCATACGATAACTACATCACCCGGTCACTTCGGCGTGATATCCGCTTTTCTGGTTAAATATTACGGAACAGGGTGTGGACAAGTGTTAAATGAACCACTCGGAACCATTACCACAAAAGACAGGTTCGGACTTGTGAACGTTCTGGTTGATATCCATGGAGAGAAATACATTATTTCAGATATCTTTCTCAGAATGCTAAAGCCGAAAGAATTAAAGGTGATGCAGGGATTTCCAAAAGATTACATCATTGATCGGGACTATAAATGGAGAAATTACCCGATTGCAAAACAAGTAGCAAGAATCGGGAACAGTGTTGTGCCAGTTATGGCAGAAGCACTTGTGAAAGCTAATTGCCCGTATCTAAAAGTTGGAGAGCGTAAAGCTGCACCGGTGATTTACATGCAGAATAACGGACAGGTAGCATTTGGATAGGAGAAAAATGAAGTTCAAACATAGAAAGGAATAACACTTATCCTCGTGAAACGAGGTTCCGCCTAATCAGAATAGGTTGGGTAAAATTTGATAAATGCTAGACTGGAATGCCTTGGTTCTCCTGCGCAGCGCAGAACAGACTAACGGTCAGAGGCAATAACTCCCAAGGCTACAAAGCAGATTGTAAAATTGCCATACGGATAATTGTAGTATGGCGTGTGAAAGAATTAATTGAAAAATCCATAGATAGGTTGAAACTGGCAAGTGATATTTCATTGAAACATTATAATAAACCACTTGTATGTGAGTATTCTGGCGGAAAAGATTCGGATGCGCTTCTGGAACTATTCAGAATGTCTGGAATCCCGTTCGAGGTTCATAATTCGCATACCACTGTTGATGCACCGCAGACAGTAAGGCATATCAAAAATGTGTTTTCCGAATTGTCGGGCAAAGGTGTTAAATGCGAGATCGACTATCATGTGCAGGAAAACAACAACCGTCTTACAATGTGGAATCTTATTCCCATAAAGCTAATGCCACCTACCAGAATCGTTCGATATTGCTGCTCAGAACTGAAAGAGGGCGGAAATCCAAACAGAATGATTGCAACAGGCGTCAGATGGAACGAAAGCAGCAAGAGAAGTAGCAGAAGCCCATTTGAAGTATTAGGGCAGACGGCAAGTAAAAGCATTGGCGTTTCTGACGAGAAAATGCTTATCACAGACAATGGCGATACTCGAAGGCTGTTTGAAAATTGCCAGATGAAAGCAAAGACGGTAGTCAATCCAATCATTGATTGGACAGATCAGAATATCTGGCAGTTCATTGGAGAGAACGATATTCGGGTATGTGAACTGTATCAATGCGGATATGATCGGCTAGGTTGCTTAGGATGTCCGCTTGCATCAAAGAGCCAGAGGGAAAAGGAAATGCATGATTTCCCTAAGTATAAGCAGGCCTACATACATTCTTTTGACAGAATGCTCCAGGAACGCCGCAGACGCGGAAAAGATACAAAGTGGAGTTGCGGTGAAGAAGTCTATCTATGGTGGATGCAAGACAACAACGTAGTTGGTCAGATGGAATTGTCTGATTTTATTGAATATTGAGAAATCATGGAGGACTGCACAATAGCGTGCCAGTTGCTTACATGGGGAAAGTGAGGACAACAAGAAAATGGTAATAGGAAAATTAAACCCGATAAATAAAGACGATTTAAAAGTCGGAGATGTGGTTGGAGTTGCAAGGGAAATGCGGTGCGGATGGGGAACAAGTTTTAGACACGTCATGGTGTATCCGGCAAAAATTATTCGCATAACTCCTAAACGAACCAAAATCGAAACCGATAAGTTCGGAGAACACGATAAATATGAGACATTTTATAAATATGATTCCGAAGCCATAAAAGAAAGCGAAATGGCAAAGAAATTCAAGGAAATCAGAGATGGTGTATATGCCATTGAAGATTTCAAGTCGAGCCGTGGGCTAAGAGTAATTAAAGACGAAAATTTAGATGCACTGTCGGAGCACATTAATGCAGTTGCAGAAATTCTGAAAAGTTATGGAAAGTGAGGATGGAAATGGAGGAATTAAAACCTTGTCCGTTTTGTGGAGGAAAAGCAATAACCGAATGTTGGGCTAGCGGAGGCATTATGTACATGGTTAAGTGCGGTAATCCAGATTGCGTTGTACCAGCGGAAGGTTATCCTTCTGGAAGAAATTTGACAGCTGTAAGAGAACAGTGGAATAGGAGGGTAAAAAAATGAGCTACTGTGACGGAACCTGTAAGTATCTGAATACAAGAAAACACAAATGCGAATTGACAGGAGAAAAACTCACATACATGAAATGGATTCTTGGAATCGAGTATTTAGTGCATGAACACAGAGGATTCTGTGAGAAAGATAAGGAGGACTAAATGGGGTATTGTAAATTAGACTGCCCAGACGGTGAAACAGAGTGCTGCATATGTTGTACTAAGCAGGATTCTTGCCAGTGCAGATGTGACGATATGGACAGTTATGAATATGCGGAGGAGTGTGAAGATTATGAGACTGATTGATGCTGGCTTATTAAAAGAAAATATCTCAAGATGGTTGAAACCATCTAAGCCAGATGAAACAGAAATGATAGAGGTTGCAGATGCTCTTGTAAGTACGATGATGGAAATTGACGAACAACCGACAGCTTTTGATGTGGACAAGGTTGTGGAGCAGTTAGATACATACATAACAAAGCTGGTCGGAAGAAATTCCGCATTATATCAGACAGTTATGCAGATCGTGAAAGGCGGTGGAATCAGATGAGTAGATTAATAGACGCAGACGAATTGAAAGAACGATTTTGTGAAGAAAATTGTGGTAAGAACAGATGTGTTGATCACATGGATAAATGTGCATGGATTTTATCAGTAGAAGAAAGTAAAACAGCTTTTGATGTGGATAAGGTTGAAAAACAATTGAAAGATTTAAAGGCGATGTATTGGTTTTCAATAGCAAACACAGGAGATAAAAAGCTAGATATTGCTTATGAAAACGTAGGAAATGCATTAGACAGAGTTATTGAAATTGTGAAAGGCGGTGGATTGAATGAAATATCCAGAAGAGTTGTATATTGATAGCCAGATATTTGCAGGAGACATGGATGGCTCAGAATCCAATTTGACAGAAAAAGTCGTAAAAATAAGGTCTTATCATTTATGCTGTGTATGTGGAAAACAGATACCTAAAGGCGAAAGAATGTTAAACCAAAAAGCAATAGTAGAAGGACAAGGTTGGTGCAGTTGCTATATTTGCCTGCCATGCGTTGAAAACTGGCTGGAAGAATCAGGGCAAGTAGAGGGTGGTGGAGTTGAATGAGTAGTGCAAGCGTAAGATTCGGAACAAAAGCGTATGTATGCGCGAGATATTTTCTTAGACCGGGAAAGTGTTTCAAATACATCGACCAGTGCGGTGAGGACACCACAGAACACGTCTATGAGGTCATGGCATTATATCCGTACTGTGTCCTGTTAAGAGATACCAAAAATGGAGTCAGAACTTGCCCGGGATATAACACTTTGAGCCTGATGCTGAGAGGAAGTGAAGTAGGTGAGTAAAGGCAAAGATATTTCTACTATGTTTACAAGAGAAGAAAACAAAAAGAACGGAAGGCTTGGATATTGTCAGGCTACAAGAGAAAAAGACACTATCATTAGTCCTTCACAATATGGAGCATTCTTGCAGAAAAGAGGTAAGAGAAGATGGGTAAATCAGTATTAGTGATTGACACACCAGAGAATTGCGGAAAATGTAAATTTATAAGCGGATTTTGGTGCAGAGCGATGGGTGACAGAAGAGTTCCAAACAATGATGCAATCCCCGGATGGTGTCCATTGAAGCCATTGCCGGAGGAGAAAGAAGAGGAATATTGGAGAAGTAAACTTAGTCTTGCATGGATTCGAGGTTGGAACACTTGTATTAGCAAAATTAAAGGAGGAAACGCAGATGGTTGATTTAAGAAATACATGTATCTTGGTTAAGACAGAAGAAGAAAATGAAATGCTTCTCAAAGAAGCTGAGAAACAGGGATTTCATTGGTATTCGAAAGGCAATTGTAAACCATTGCCAGGACAACATTTTCCAGATATTTTAAAATTTTGTAATAACAAAGATGTGGTGCACAGCGTACGTATCGGAGTAGAGTGTGATGCTTTCTACGAAGCTTCAGAACTCCTCGGGACAAAAGAAATGACGGCAAGAGAGTTTGCTGAGTGGATTGCAGATACGCGCAATTGCAAAGGACGTAGCTGTTTAAAATGCACATTGTGGTCAAGGAACACCAAGTGCAACAAGAGCTTGTGCAATACATATAATTGGAGAAATAGCATTGATGAACTTATTGAAATTGTGAAATCAGGAAAAGTGACAGTTCTTACACCCGAAGAAAAAGCAATTGAAGATATTGAAAAGTTCATTGAGAATCCAGATCGCACAGCGTTGAATGATGAATTTGCAGAATCGCTGAAGTTGGCGGTGGAGAAGTTGAAAGAGGTGAAGTAGATGGAGAGATTAACAGAAAGAGAAAGAAATGTTGATGGTACAGGAGTTGCAAAAGAAGAAATTACGGATGGATTATTAAAACCGTTTGCAGATAAAATTCTTACCAAACTTGCTGATTATGAAGACTTAGAAGAACAGGACTTGCTTGTGAGATTGCCATGCAAAGTCGGAGATACGGTATGGGATAACGTTTTTGGATATCCGGAATCGTATGAAATAAAAGCATTTTCATATGGATATTGTGACAGCTATGTAGAACCAGGTATAGGAACAGAAGATGAAATTATATTTTATTACGAAAACTATACCCATTCAATATCAATAACAGGAGCTTTTCCAATGAGTGAAATTGGTAAAACCGTATTCCTCACCCGTGAAGAAGCTGAGAAGAAGTTGGAGGAGATGAAGAATGGTTGAGTTAGCAAAAACGACTTTTATGGCAATAGGCGTATTCACAGTTGCTCTTATGATTCACGTAGTATCCTGCGAGATAATCAACAAATTTAGAAAGTGGCGCAAGAATGGTTGTAAGATTAAATGCCTTTGTAAACCACATGTATATGAAATTGAATGGCATTGGGTAAATGACGGAGAAACTCTTCTAGTATGCAAGAAGTGCGGTAAAAAGAAAACATTGTTTATTGATTTTGACTCATATAAGAAAGCAGAGGATTAATATGAAACCAGAAGAAGCAATTAAAAAAGCATTGGAGAAGCAGACCCCAAAGAAAGTTTTATACGAAGATGTTGGATATGAGTTTTATCGTGATGCAAACCTGTACGCCTGCATATGCCCGTCATGTGGATTACACATTATTGAATTTTCAGATAACGATGTAAACTTTGAATGCGATAGTGATAGTCCGGAAGATATGTTTCACTCCACTATGGTGCATCATGCATATATTGGAATGAATAATTATTGTAACAGGTGTGGACAGAAATTAGATTGGAGCGGAAAAGATGGCGTACAACATTGATGAAAGTATTATTGCCAAAAGCATCAAACATTACGGAGCGGAAATCCAGGGCACTGTCTGTATGGAAGAATGCGCAGAACTGATACAGGCGATCAGTAAAGCAAAGCGCGGAAAGTTTGATGAAAACAATATGACAGAAGAAATCGCAGACGTACTGATATGTATTGAGATATTAAAACAAATTTACAATATTCCGGATTACTCAATCAAAAACTGGATTGAACGAAAGCAGAAAAGAATACTTGACAGAATGGAGAAATAGATATGGGAGACAAAATATGCAAAACTTGCATTGAAAACGATAACGGGCTGTGTGACCGCAAAGGCATCCTGATAGAGGAAGATGATACCTGTGAAAAGCACACAGAAAATTGGATGGACTCTTTAATGGAGAAATTCATTCGAAAATCAATGTGGTAAGGGTGAAAACGTCCTTACTAGACGGGAAGGTGGCTAAATGACAAAAGTGAGTTGGATTCGATTAGAAATAGATATGTTCGACAACAAGAAAATCCGGCATATCAGAAAGCTTCCAGAAGGAAACAATATAGTTCTGATCTGGATGATGCTCCTGACAATGGCAGGGCGTTGTAATTCAAACGGAATTATCTTTCTGACAGAGAATATTCCATATACAAACAAGATGCTGGCTGACGAGCTGGACTTTGACGAGAGCGTGATCGAACTTGCGCTTACAATTCTTGAAAAGTTCGGAATGATAACCAGAGACGGAACAATGCTTTCAATTCCCGGATGGGAAGAACACCAGAACATTGACGGGCTTGAAAAAATCAGAGAGCAGACAAGAAAACGAGTTGCCGAGCATAGAAAACGTCAGAAAGAATTGTCAGAAGAAGAATGCGTGCCGGAAATTCCAGAACAGATTTCTTGCGAAAAAGATTTAGTCAAACCCGGTGATGTGCAGAAAGTAGTCGATGAATGGAATAAGCTTCAGCAGTTCGGTATTCAGCCGATTGCAAGAATGACAGCAAGAAGAACGCAGATGTTGAAAGCAAGAATCCGTGAATACGGCATGGACAAGGTAATGGAAGCATTAAACAATGTACAAAACAGTGACTTCCTCATGGGAAAGAAAACTGATTTTATAATAAGCTTTGAATGGTTCGTGAAACCAAACAACTTCTTAAAAATACTTGAAAACAAATACCATAACAGGGAGGATATGCGAAATGGAACTGGCACAGCTCAAAGAAATGTCGAACCAATCATCCCACTTGGAGAATGGAACGGAGAAGAGTCAGACACCCCGTTCGCTTGAATGCCCTGAATGTGGGGACAGTGGGTGGAGATGGGTAAGAGATGCAAGCGGTATTCCTTATTGCGAGGAATGCCCTTGCGGAATCAGGAAGAAAACAATCCTTGAAAATCAATTGAAATTTGCAGAGCTTCCAAACGTGTTTAAAGACTCAAATTTTAACGATTTGAAGTCAAGTGTATATTTGAACGCCGAGAGTCGAAAAGTATTTTCTCAGGCAGCTCAGGCGGTAAATTATTGGTTTAAAAACCTTCCTGATATGCAGAAGAAAGGAATAGGATTATATCTTTTTTCAAATGCAAAAGGTTCTGGCAAAACCAAAACAGTATGCAGTTTGTCAAATGAGATCATGAAAAAATACCAGAAGCCTGTCAAATTCACCACGTCTCTCAGAATCCTTGATGAAATCAAGAACACATGGGGAGCCAAAGAGAACGCAGAGGGAAAGTTAATAGAGGATTTGTCCAGAACAGAAGTCCTTATCATTGACGACTTCGGTGCCGATTCTGGCAAGGACTGGATTAATGAAAGATTCTATAGCATTATTAATGGACGGTATGTCGATAGGAAAATTACTATATTCACAAGTAACTGCCAGATATCAGAATTGAAATACGATGAGAGGATCACAAATAGGATTCTGGAACGGTCGCTTGAAATTCCATTTCCGGAAGAATCCGTCAGGGAGCACATCGCGGAACATTTGAGAATGAAGATGATTCAAGGAATGGGAGTAGCAAAATGAGAATAAAAAGATGGAAAGAAATGTCAGAGAGGGAAGTAGTTGAGCTGAAACGTAATCAATGCATGAAATGCGTATATCTTTCTAAAAGCAGTCCGTCATCTATATCGAATGCTACCTGTGATTATATTCTTATTGTTGGTCATTCAAGAGGCTGTCCGCCTACGGAATGCGTACAGAAAGGAATTTTAAAGCGTGGTAAGAGAAAAGGTGGAGAGAGTGAATATGGATTATGACATCACACCCGAAATGGTAGGAACGTGTGTAAACATCATCATGGATTACTGCAAAGCGACAGATAATAAATGTGAGAGCTGTGCGCTTCGAGTTACCTGCCAACACAGCTTTAAAATCCCGCCGTTTGCATGGAAGAGGGAAGAACATGAGAACAATAAGCGAAATGTATAAGCGTTCTGGAGGAACAGCATATCAGCATAAATGCGCTGAATGCCGATTCTATAGGGACGGAAAGAGAGGAAAATGTCTGATGTACGGCGGTGATCGGGATTGGCATGGAAATTTCATTGCCTGTAAATTCTTTAATCTCGAAGATGATATGCCGGAAGGACAGATGAATATTTTTGATTATGTGTGAAAGAAAGGAGGAACGAGGAACCGCTGGCCAGCGAAAGGATATCCCGGTTCCTCCTTATTTTTTATGAATAATGACGACTTGAAATATGCTATAGAGAATGGTATTATCGACTTATCTCACATACAAGAAAACATAGAGATGAGCAAAAGAAGGGACATATTGGAACAATATGAAGCTAGTATTTGGGAGGCTTCGGACGGATATTGGAAAATCCGTATTTATGATGATGAAACTAAGAAAAGAAGACTGATTAAGAGGAGAAACAGGGAAGACCTGGAAGATGAAATAGTCAGAATCTATAAGGAAAAGATTGAGAATCCTAAAATAAGTGAAATCTTTGATGAATGGCTTGAACGCCGTCAGGAACTGGGCAAGATATCAATGTCCACAAAGCAGAGATACCAACAGGTTTTTGACCGCCATTTCAAAGAATTTGGTGCTGAAAGAATACGAGATGTTGACTCGGAGGATTTTAGTAGTTTCCTTGAAGAGCAGACGGGGAAATACAATCTGACAGCAAAGGGATTCTCAAACCTCAAGACAATAGCCAGAGGCACATTGAAATGGGCGAAGAGAAAGAAACTGATAGATTGGAACGTGGAAGAGCTTTTTTATGATCTGGACGTGAGCGACCGTGAATTTAAGAAGAATGTTAAGGAAGAATTAGAAGAGGTATTCAGCGACGCCGAAATGAAAAGAATCGTTGATTATCTCAAAGACAATCTTGATATGGTAAATCTTGGAATTCTGCTTATGTTTGTGACTGGAATAAGAGTCGGCGAATTAAGTTCGCTAAAGTGGGAAGACTGGGTTTATAGCAGCAACGTGGAAAGTCCAAGCATATTAAAGATACGTCGCACAGAGACACGGTACACTGTTGATCATAGTTTAATTTTTGATGTAAAGAACTTTCCAAAATCAGAAGCAGGCGTGAGAAATATAGTGATTCCACATGGATGTGTCTGGATTCTGCAAAGACTAAGATGCATGTCAGCATTTTACGAGTACATATTTTTTATGGATGGTCATAGGCTTAATGCATCTGTATTTAGACGGCGACTATACAAGGCTTGTAAAGAAACAGGATGTGTTCAGAAATCACCGCACAAAATCAGAAAAACTTACTGTTCAATTCTTCTCGATCACAGTATTGACAACCAGATGGTAATATCTCAGATGGGACATTCAAATATAAAATGTTCCGAGAATTTCTACCACAGAGACAGAAAAACACTTGCAAAAAAGCAGGAAATCATGGATAATATTCAGGAATTTTCGGTTATAGCAAAATAAAAATCTGATCTAAAGTATGGTTGTTTTTTACTGACAGGGAACAGCTAGGGAACAAAAGGGAACACCTTGAAAATCCCGAAAGCCCTTGATTTTACTGGAAAATAAGGGTTCTATAAACGGGTTCGATTCCCGTACTGGCTGCTAACGAAATAGTGAGAATTTAACCAGAGCTTAGGCTCTGGTTATTTTTTTGTCAGGGATTTCCCACTGACATATTGTATGTCTTCGCAGACAAAAATGATTCACGAACCTGGAGCTTTCATCTGACAATAGAGGAGTAATACTTGGAAAGGAAGAACGATATGGTCACTGATGAAGAACTTTATGGGCAATATCTGTGCGGTGATGAGACAGGACTTGAGCTATTGATAAAAAAATACGGAGACCCGCTGACTTTATACATTGATGGTTGTGTGACTATTCTGTGCTTCCGCATCCGTCAGCTGGACAAAGAGGAGCAGACGGAGGAACAAAAGGGGGACAATGGGGATGGAGCTGATCAGTAATCTTTTTCAATTCGCTGTCACCCTGCTGGGCTTTTGTTTGAGCGGTATCTGGTATCTGAAAGATCGAAAACAGACCTGTTTCCTGCTGACCTGCTTTT